GTGTCAAGTGATTTGTCAAGCGACTCGCGCTGGGCGTCGGTACGGAAACGCCCTCGCAGCAACGGCACCACCGCCCACACCGTCCTGTATTGGATCGACGGCAAGCAAACCGGCATCACCTTCGACGACCCCCGCCAGGCCGATGCGCTCGTCGCGCTCATCAAAGCCCACGGCGCCCGCCGCGCACTCGACATGCACGGCATCGACCCCACCCCCCGCGCCCGATCCGCAGCCGCACCGCTGAACGTCGGCGACTGGATAGACCGCCACCTCACCACCCTCTCCGGCGTCGAACGAAAAACCCTCTCCGAATACCGCCGCTACCTGACCCGTGACATCCAACCCACACTCGGCGCCGTCCCCCTGACCGCCCTGCGGCGCTCCGACATCAGCTCCTGGGTCAACGAGCTGCGTGCAGGCGGGTCCAGCGGCAAAACCATCCAGAACAAGATGGGCTTCTTATCGGGATGCCTCAACGCTGCCGTCCGCGAAGGCCACCTGGCCGCCAACCCCGCCGCCGGCATCCGCCTACCCCGCACAGTGCGCCGAGAAATGTGCTTCCTCACCCGCGACGAATACCATCTACTGCGCTCCCACTTCACCGCCCGCTGGCACCCCCTGCTCGACTTCCTCGTCGCCTCCGGATGCCGCTTCTCCGAAGCCACCGCACTCCAGCCGGCCGACATCGACCGCACCACCCGCACCGTCCGCATCAGCAAGGCGTGGAAAACCGTCCCAGAGGGAACCGGAGCCCGCTACGAACTCGGCCAACCCAAGACCCGGCGCTCAAATCGCACCGTAGACGTCCCGGAGCATGTACTGGACCGCCTCGACTACACCCAAGAGTGGCTATTCACCAACAGTCAACGCGGCCCTATTCGCCTCTACTCTTGGCGGTCCAACGTTTGGTCGCCGTCGGTCGCCAAAGCCAAAGCCGCCGACGAGAACCCCGACACGCCTGTGCTCACCAAGCCCGTGCGTATCCACGACCTGCGACACACCGCCGCAAGTTGGCTACTGGCCGCCGGGGTACCACTGATCGTCGTCTCCCAGCACCTCGGCCACGAAGACACCTCGGTCACCAGCAAGATCTACGGCCACCTCGACCGAACAGCCGGAAAGGCCGCGGCCGAAGCGATGAGCAAATTACTCGAATAGCGAGGCCCAGCCCCGAGTACCGTTACCCAACGTGGACACTGGCAATCCCGGCCGCGGCGACCGGCGCCTGGCCCTGACCGCCCGTGTCGTGGTTGCGGCCGCCGCGGTGACCGTGTTGGCGGCCGCCGCGGCCATCGCGGTCTATTTCTTCCGATCCAGCACCTTCAGACCCGAACCGGCCCAACACCGGACGTCCACAACCACATCTACCGCACCGCCAGCGCCGAAAGACCTCGAGGCCGCAATCGCGGCGGCCCAAGAGAAGGCAGACCGACACATGTCTGGCGACTTCGCCGGCGAGTGGCTGCTCTTTGTCAAGGACTTGCGAGACCACATAACCCAGGAAGCGTTCGTCGAGTACTCCGAAGTCTGCTTTTCCGAACTAGCCAACGGATGGCTAAAGGCCAAAGCGGCCGGCGGCCGGATGGACGGACCTGACCGGGCCATCATCCGGTTCGAACTCATGGGCGTGATCAAAGCCGCTGTCATGGCCTACGAGGACGGCGGTTGGTACAAAGTGCCCGACGAATTCTTAGCCGCTAACTACGGCAAATCCGGCGCCGAGCTGATCACAGCTGATAGGGCACAAGGCGGATGCCAAGGGTGAATTGCGTACACCCGGCGCCGGGAGGATCCTGTAAATCTCTCCTCGGTCAGTCAGCCCGCCACTCGACGGTGGCGGGCTGACCTGATTCTGCGGAGCCGATTGATTGTCACAGGGTCATGGGCCAGCGCCGCCGGCACCGCTAGAAGCTGGCTGAGTAGCTGGTAGTACCGCACAGGCGACATCCCGAAGCGTTCGCGGATCGCTGTCTCTTTCCCGCCGGGCGTCGCCCACCACTCACGCTCCAGGTCGATCATCGCCCGCTGCTGATCAGTCAGGGAATCCACAGCCAGTCTCCGTCCAGGTGATGTTCGATGTCGGCAACTTCGAACGGATCGAGCGTTGCCATACGGGTCTGCAACGTCGGTTCGTCAACCCACAGGTGTTCGGCGAGTTCGCGCGGGTGTTGTGTCCAGCGCAGCCCGTCGACGAGCGCGGCCATGGTGATGAGTCGGCGCGAAGCGATCTCGTCAACGATCCGTTCCTCGCGCTCGACGGCGCCCGGGCCGGCCGGGATCGGTCCCCGCTCGCGGTGCACCAGCTCATGCGTCAACGTGCACCGGCGCTCAGCTTGGGTCAGCGTCCTGCTCAGCCAGATCCGCCGACCCATCTGCAACCCCATGATCCGATCCGGCAACCGATATCGGCAGGACACCTCGACCTCAGCGTGCTGGGTATACAGGTGCCGCCAGGGATGCCAGACAGCCTCGATGCCCATGCCGGTGGACGGTAGGGGAGGGGTGTGACAAAACTGGCCCTGAGCAGGAATTACAAGGGTGTGGTTTTGAGTGACTGAGCATCGGCCCACGGGTCGCTTGGTCGGTATAGACAACCGTTCGTCAGCGCGCATTTGAGCAGTTCCTCGGCAAGCCGATCATGCCGAAGCCTCAATTGCGTGTTGGATACCTCAGTCGAAGGTGGCATTGGAAACCACACGGTCGCGTGGTTCTCTGGATGGTCGCAGTCTGTGCCGCCGTCGTCGAAAGACGGAAGTTTGAGTTCATCCGCTTCTCCAACCTTGAATCCCCACGTCCCAAGAGCGAGACGCCCACCAGGCGGATCCGCAGATTTTAGATATGCCCAATACGCGACCTGAGGGTCTTCGGCGGCCCGTTTCGTCGACAAGCCGCCGTTATCGCGGGATCCGCGGCCGCCGGGTTTGAACGCAGCGGCGGCGGGATCTGGTTTGAATGCTTCACTCCCAGGCGTGCTGTTTACGGCGCCTTTACCCTTTGCCAGCGGCGCCACGCGTCGAAGCATCTCGGCCTTTTCTGTCAGGCGAACACCTGGATAGTTGGGCGTGCTCACGGCCGGATGGCGCCGTCCAGGAAGAATCGGGTCAGCGCATCGAGGTCGCATCTGCTGTACTCTTCGGCGTCATCGTCTTCGGAGTCTGGGGCCAGCACTGCTAGATAAAGTGAGTCGGGGCCGATCTCCGCGATGCGGGCGTAGCCTTCGCGCCGCCATTCCAGTCTGATGTTGCCATCATCGGTGAGCATCGGTTCGGCGTCGGCCATGCGGTCAAGGGGAACCATGGCCACCCAATCGAGGTAGTTCGCTTGGGCTCCGCGCTCGAGCGGCTGCGATTCGGGATAGTCCCAGCCCTTCTGGAGGCGTGCAAGCATAGCGAGTTTTCGCACGTTAACCCTCCAATCGTGGGCGGCGAACGTGCTTGCCCGCTCGCTTTCCAAGATGGGAATCCACGCCTTCAGTATGAAGCGGTTGTCTGTGAAATCGCTACTGATAGAGAAATCTTGCGGCGACACACCGTCGATGAGCTTGATAATGCGGTCGACACGCGGTACTAGTTCGCTTCCGGTGCCCACAGTCGTGTCGCCGCTCGAGATGGAGTAGCTGGGCGACTCGCTGGTATGGCTACTCTTGATCTGCATTTTTCGCCACTCCAAATTCTGCATTCTCGGAGATTGGGAACATGTGGGCGTTGGCTGTGATTATCTTTTGCAATGTCTGAGCAAGATTAAGAATTGCGCTCTTTGGTATTAAAAATGCGCGTCTTTTCTGGGCTTCGGTGCTGAAAACACCTTCGGAGGCGAACTTCTGCAATCCGGGAGGTGGAGGCACGAATCCCAAGGCAAAGCACATGTTCTCGCCCATATCGGTAAAGACGAAAACGTTAGCGGGTTCAGCATCCACGTAAGTGTCATCTGGCCAGGTCACTTTTATCTCAACCTCGAAGTTCTGGGGGCCTGGCTGATCATTCATTTCTGAACTCCTTTGCTGAAATTTTGTGGCCGTCTTTTGGCCGTTGGACGCAGGCCTCTTGATTCTCCTATTCTGTCTCCTGCGGGTCGACCTGCGATTCTTCGCCGTCGGCCTCGCCCTGCTCCGGATGGGCGCGCTGCTGGCCGAGCTCTAGCTTGCGCTGGACCAGCGCGTACTCGGACTGAGACGGTTGAACAGACTCGTCATCCCCGCAAAGACGATCGCCGCCTGGTGAAGGGGGCCGGTAAGGATGCGTACCGACACCAGTGTCGTAATAGCCCGTAAGTCGCTTCAAGGCCTCTTGAGCATCGGCAGCAACACGACGCCGCGCCTCATCCAGAGACACGTTTTCCTTACGTGCTCGCTCCGCGACTTCCTCATCAAGCTTCCTGCGATCCCGATCACGGCTGTCGTCGACCTCCCGCTCTTGGTCCGCTTCGCCCGGTGCATGCGGTTGCGCAGCCTCGGGGGTATCGGCTGATTGTTCGGCATTTTCGTCCCCTTGCAGTAATGCTTCATCCGTAATCCGGTCAACCAGTAGCTCAACGGTGGACCAGACGCCTTCCAAGGCGTTGATCGCCCCGAGGTGATCTCCCCGCCTGACCGAGGCATGGGCGTGACCCAGGAGCCGTTCGGCGCGGTCGAAATGTGGATCATGGGAGGTCCGCGGCGAGGTCGGCTCCACGGGGGGGCGGTCGTCAACCACCCAGGTATCACGCAGGCGCTGAACCCCATGCTTAGGCAGCGCAGCGGTGTTGACCGGTACCGAACGCTCAAGCTCGTCCGCCGCGTCCTCTCGCCCCGCCTCGCGCAGTTGCGCCGGCGTCGCCCCCACTACCCGGGCCATCCGCGCGAGGGTGTCAGCGGGAGCGCGCGCAGGGACGCGAACATCTTTACTGGCCTGATTGTGCCCTTTAGCTATCTGACGCCACCGCGCGTCTGAGATTCCGGCAGCGTCAGCGGCTGCGCGAATCGACAACTTAGGACGCGCGGCGGTACGCAGCCGTTCGATAAGCAGCGCCTCAGGTGGTGGATGTAGTTCGCTCACCTGCCAAGTGTGTAGCGCGCACCAGTGCGAAGTCCAACCTTTCGCAATCTCGCTAACTTTCGCAATCACACGCGTGTTGTTTTCGAACATTGCAGGTAGCGAACCAGTTTTAACCCGGACGCACAGGGCTTGCTTGCCATTCGCGCATGGACGCGCTAGTTTGGTGCGTACCGGATGGTCCCGGTTCCGCCTCTAGGAGATGTCTCACATGAGCGATCTGCTCTTCAAGAATCCAGAGTTCGACCTACCGATCCAGGTGGTAGGCGACACCTTCCAGATCTATGGGCCCGCGTTGGCCGGGTACCTCGGATTCCACGGAGCTGCGGAGATGGTCCGGTACCTCGACGCAGACGAGAAGCTGCTGGTCACAACGCCCGTTTCGAGACGGACGGGGGTGATCGACGCTAACACCTGGTATGTGACGGAACCTGGGTTCTATCGCATCGTCAACTCGCGCGTTGCGAGTCGCATCAAAGACCCGACTGTCCGTGAGACCGTCGTCCGCTTCCAGCGCTGGGTCAACCACGACGTTCTGCCCGCCATCCGCAAGCACGGCCAGTATTCGGTCGACCAGTTCACGACCTGGGATCGCGACGAGGTGTGCGCTCAAGTCCGGCAGGCCTACGGGTTCGACTTCAACCCCGCAACGCTTGGGCGGGCGCTTCGGGACGCCGGGGTGATCAAGCAGAACGGCGCCCCGAAGGTGAAATTCAAGCACCTTTTCCACCACACCGGCACGGCCTGGAACCTGCATCCTTTCGCGCTGCGGCAGGTGGTGATCGCGGTCTTGGATGCCCGCCAGGCGATCGAGGCGGCCAAGTCGCAGATGAGCATGTTCGAGGTCGAATCCTGATGGGCAACAAGAGAATCAGCGAATTCGGGGTTTGGGATCAGCTTAGGGTGATCCGTACCAAGGATGGCCAGAGCTTGGCCGAACTGTCCCGCTCATCCGGCGTGAGCCTCGGTTACTTGTCGGATTTGGAGAACGGTCACCGCTGGCCGAATCCCACGCAGGTGAAGAAGCTCGCCACGGCCCTCAACTGCCCCATGTCGGTGCTGGAACGGACCCGCAACGCCACCAGCGATGGCGAATCCGTCGCCCTCCGCGAGCTGATCCGCGATGTCGTCCGCGAGGTGCTGGACGAACGTGCCCCCACCCAGCGCTCGGCAAAGGCGATCTCATGACCACCTGGACACTGCAGGCTGTCGACTACCGCGGCGGTGTCGTTGGCGAGCTGGATATCAAAGCCACATGCAGTGACGGGCGCAGCGAAGTTATTACCATGCAGCGCTGGCCGGCCGGCTGGCGAGCGCCGCTTCACCCCCCTCTGTCGCCAAAGATGGAACGGGCATTACTTCGAGTTGCGCGTGAAGCGGTCGAGCTGGGAATCGCATGAGCGCCGACGAGTATCGGACGTGCGCTAACTGCGGCGACCAGGTCGATGTCGGCCTGTCCGCGCGGGACTGGTGCGCCGGCTGCGAGGACACCGCGTACGAGCTGGCCTACCCCGAAATCAACGCATCGCCCGGCGCGCTTGAAGTCTTCGCCTACAAGCACACCCAGATTCGCACAGTCATCATCAACGGAAAGCGCTGGGCGGTCGCCGCCGACATCTGCTCGTTCTTGGAAATCAAGGATGCGTCAGCTTCGCTGCGGCGCATCGATGACGACGACAAACTGATTATCCGCAGGTCAGATACTCCGGCTTCAAATAGGGGTATCTGGGACTCGTTTGCTGCGCAGGTCCAATCGATCGGCCTCGTCTCCGAAGACGGCGCAACCGATCTCGTGCTCGATTCCCGTAAGCCTGATGCCCGTCGGTTCCGGCGGTTCCTGACCCACACCGTTTGGCCATCAATCCGCGACACCGGTTCATACACCACGGCGCCCGCGCTGCCGCAAACCCGCGAGGAACGCCTAGCGCTGGCGGTGATCGATGCGCAGCAGATGATCACCGAGAGGGATGAGCAGCTCGCCGCCCTCACCGGAGAGAAGAAGTGCCTTGAAGCCGCCATCGAGCGGGATGCCCCGCTGGTAGCCAAGGCCGAGGCCCATACCGGTTCGGATTCCGCGATTCACCGCCAGGCGTTCGCCCGCGAGGTGCAGCACTGGGGACAGAAGCAGGGCGTCGACATCAAGCACAGCGAGGTAATGCGGTTCCTCAGCCATACCGGTCTGTTCATCCGCGGTGATCGCACCGACACTGGACACGCCACCGCCGACGCGCAGCGCCGCGGACTGGCATTTACCGACAAGGGCACCGCCAAGAACGGGCACGCCTGGGCCACAGGAAAATTGACCGCGGCCGGACAGGACTACGCCTGGAAACGAATCACCAGGTACATCGGCGAGAACGGGCACCTCCGGCTACCCCGCGAACTTCGATGCGGTGATCCAGCATGAGCGACAGCCTCAAACCGCCATGCCCAATCTGGGCCGACGACGGCACCAGCGGTATCGCGGTGTGGGTCAACGGCGGACTCGTTGAGATCACACTGGCCGGCTTCGCGCGCCTCACGCCGGATGAGGCCGCGGATCTGCCAGCCGCATTTACGCAGGCAGTCGACGACGCTCGATCATGGGCGGCGCGCTGGGACAGTGCTTCACGCACCTACACCGGTGGTGAGTCGCGATGAAATTCTCTGGCGACTACCTGTACCGAGTTCGTGTAGTCCGGTATCCCGATGGCGCTTTCCAGCCTATCGGCCCGATCGACCGTGAACATCCTGAAGATTCCATCTGGGAGCCAGTTCCTGGCTGGCATCCTCCGGGTTGGCGTCCGGTCGGGAACTACATCCAGATGATGGGCACCGACGAGTTTGTCTGGCCGGTCACCAACAAGGTCTACGGGTCACGCTCGACCGCACAGAAACGCGCCGACCTGCTCGAATCCTACGGCGCGACAGCAATTGTCGAGCGATCGTCACGGATCTCCTGGCCTGACGCTGAACTGGCGGCCGCGTCATGACCGAGCAGACTTTCTCGCTTGCCGAGGCTCGTGTCCGTGAGATCGTGCGCGAGGAGCGGGCGGCCGAAAACACCGCCCAGGCTCGGCGTCACGCCGCTTGGCGCGCGGAGCAGTGCGCCCAGGCCAAGGCGACGATCGAGCGGCTACAGGCAGAGCTAGAAGAACTCGGGCATGACAGCGGCGAGGCGATCCAAGTCGACGCACGTGCGCCCGGCCAAGACCTCGAATCGGCTCTCAAGAGAGACCATCCCGTAAGTCAAAGCGGAGCAAAGACTCAACATCGGTTTTTCGAGATGCTGCAGGCCTGTGTCACCCTCGCCGCCTTCGGCGACAGCAGCGGTCAGATCGCCCAGCGCGGCGATAGTGAGGCGGCTGGCGCCCATGAGTTCGGGGATTTGGTTCAGCATGGCACCGAACATGTTCCGGGCGTCGTCGGCGGTGGTGTCCATGATGCTTCTCCTTCGCTTGATGGTGACGCTCCGAGCGTAGGAGACGGCCCGGCTCACGGCGGCGATCGATCCCGCCGGGCCGGGCCACCCACCTCTCTCGACGGGAAGGCGGTGAGAGCCACATGACCGAGCAGACGTTCTCACTGGCCGAGGTTGCGGCCGAGCACCTGCCGAAAGAGTGGAAGAACCCGACGCGTTGGCTGGCTGAGCGGCTCAACCGCGGGGAACTTCGCGGTGTCCGCTTCGGCAGGACGTGGCGGATGCGGACACGCGATATCGACTACATGCTCAACCGCTACAGCAACGACGGGCGTGCAATAGACCGTCCCAAACCAGCTGCCACAGAGAGTGGTTCGGCGGCCACCGTTGTCGATGGCCTGTCTCAGCGATCGCGGCGGAGATTGAGGACAGCGTCATGACGAAGCTGCTGTACACGCGTAAAGAGGCTGCCGCGGCACTTGCGATGAGTGAGCGTCGACTAGATCTGCTGGTTGCATCCGGTCAGATCGCGGCGGTTCGTGATGGTCGGAAGGTCAAGTTCACGGCCGACGAGTTGCGGCGCTGGATCAAGCAGTTGCCGGCCCACGAACCAGGAGCGGGGATATGAGCGCCCTGATTCGCCTAGCCGCGTATCTGCCCTATCTTCTCGGTGCTATCGCGGCTACCACTCTCGGAATGTTGTGTGCGCTCGCCTGTGTCGGCCGGTGGCTGCCGGCGGCCGGCCTCGCGGTCGACACGCTCGCGCTGGGCTGGGCCTCCTATCGGGTCGACTGGTGGTTGTCGCGCGACGACGACCAGCATCACCCGGCGTCGACGGCGCTGGCGGTGATCCGCGAGCAGGGGTGGACACGCCGACGCGGGTGCGGCTGTGACGAGGAGTTCCGGTGATGCTCTTGCGGATTGGTGTTGGTGTCGCTGGCCGTGTGATCGGCGCCGCGGTGGGCTACGGCTTTGGCTGGCTGTGTTCCACCAGGGCGGTTTCGAAGATCGATTGCACCGAGGCTTGGGAGCGCCGTGGCGACGCGTTCCGTTGCGATGGCCGCGGTGAGCCGTTCATTCCTAGGCCGCGGATCATCGCCGCGGACGCGCATGAATCGAGGCTGCAATGAGCGTCCGGTATGGGGATTGCGTCAATGATCGGGCGGCTTGCTGCCTGGATCATCTCTTTAGAGCGTTATCCGACGAATTTGAGCGTGTGATCAGCTCCTTCTTGTTCGGCACCTTGTCCCCTGCTGACGGTGAGGCCTGCACAGAACGCGGCCCCGCGGCAGGGGAATGCCCCGAGCCGGTGATGCCTGCTGCCGACGCGGGGCACCCGAACATCACTTACACCGAACTGCACTGCGCAGCTTTCGCGGTCCGCGACTACGGCGAGCAATGCGCCACCGAGTTCGCACGCAAGTTCTGGGGCGATATCGCCGACAAGCTCAACGCCGCCGCGGCGGCCAAAAAGTAAAAAGCGGCCCCGTCCCGGTGCGCGCCGGGCGGGGCCAGAACCCACCAGGAAAGGAACCTTCCCGTGAGTGAAACTCAGGATACCAAGCAGGCCCCTCGCCGAAATTATGCGTGCATAGGCGAGTTCGTCGATTCGAGTTTGCCGCCGATCGTCAAGATCGGCGAAGACCAGTTCGGTCCGCTCATCCGCACCAGCCCATTCGGGCACAGCGGAGGCGTTCACCTCTGCCTCACGATCGAGCTGTGGAACCAGTGGAAAGCCGCTGTCGACAAAGCCATTAGCGACTACAGCGCAACCCGGCTCGCGGCGGGAATCGCGCTATGAGGACTTTCACGCCCACCCAGTACCCGGCGCCTGGCCGCCGCATCGTCCGCGTCAAGCGGGCCTGCAACGGATGCGGCCAGCTCGTCGGCGACGTCACCGAGCAGGAGATAAACGCCGGAATGGACGGCCTGCCTCTGCCTGATGTGCGTGGTGAATGCGACTGGTGTGCAACACAAGCCGGGCTCGCCTCCGTGTTGGCTGAACAGGCCGAGTTCGATGCCGACCTGGCCTACCTGCAGGGCTTATCCAGCGCGATTGTGGAGCACGTTCTCCACGCGACCGGCCCCCTGTACTACTCGTGGGGCATCTCGATCGCGGAGAAGATGCTCGACGAAATCTCGTTGACCAACCTGCGCGACATCGCAAATGTCATGTCACCGAACGAGCGCATCGCCCTGCTCAGGTCGGTGTCCTGATGCGGATCCACTGGTCGTTTCCCACTATCACGGCCGGCGCGATCATCGGCGCCGCCCTCTACTACTCGGTGCCCGCCGGCGCGGACCCGGACCCGGTGCTCGACTACGCCACCCGCAACGCCGGCCGCGTATGCGCCACCCTCGACCGGTATCCGACCCTGGCGGGTGTCGACGGCCTACTCGACGCCGTCCAACAAGACTCTGGATTCAGTGACCACGACACCGGCCGTGCCGTCGGACTCGCAGTAAACAACATGTGCCCCAAACACGCTGATCTGCTTCAGCGGTACGCGTACGCCGTCACCAGCGCGAACGGGGGAGTAGTCGTATGAGTCCTCGTCGGAACCGTAGCCGATCAGCTGACATCGCCGCCAAGCAGCGCGCCTACTACGAGGCGAACAAGGACGACATCGCCGCCAAGAAGCGCGCCTACTACGAGGCGAACAAGGACGACATCGCCGCCAAGCAGCGCGCCTACTACGAGGCGAACAAGGACGACATCGCCGCCAAGCAGCGCGCCTACTACGAGGCGAACAAGGACGACATCGCCGCCAAGCAGCGCGCCTACCGCGAGGCGAACAAGGACGACATCGCCGCCAAGCAGCGCGCCTACTACGAGGCGAACAAGGACGACATCGCCGCCAAGAAGCGCGCCTACTACGAGGCGAACAAGGACGACATCGCCGCCAAGCAGCGCGCCTACTACGAGGCGAACAAGGACGACATCGCCGCCAAGCAGCGCGCCTACTACGAGGCGAACAAGGACGACATCGCCGCCAAGAAGCGCGCCTACTACGAGGCGAACAAGGACGACATCGCCGCCAAGCAGCGCGCCTACTACGAGGCGAACAAGGACGACATCGCCGCCAAGCAGCGCGCCTACCGCGAGGCGAACCCCGGACGAAACGCGGAAGCCTGCAAGCGATTACGGGAACGCCGAAAAGCACTGGAAGCCAAAGAAACCAAACGCTGCTGTGACATCTGCGGGATAGGCTTCGACCGAGCAAAGCGAGTCCGCGGCACCAACACATGCCTCGACTGCTTCGACACCTACCGGGGCATCGTATGAGCGCGCCCGCAGATCAGATTTGGGCTGATATCGAGCGCACCGCGTGTGACGGCCACGTGACCCACCACGGCCCCGCCACACACATCGTCCGAATCCACCAGCTCGACTGCTGCCAGCCCCGCGGCGGCCGCGACCCACGCGCCCTCACCCCAGACGGCGCCATCGTCCTGCTTCTCTGCCTGACCTGCCTATCCGGCACCGCACGACGCATCCAAGGCGACATCTCCAACCGCCTCGCCGCGCTACCACGCGGCACACACCGCATCGCCTGCCTCACCTGCGGGCGCCCCATCGCATGCCTACACGACATCCTCGAAGCGGAGCGAATCTAGTGACTGACTTCCTCATCCTGATCACCGTGCTCACCGCACTCTGCTCCGTCGCGGCATTCGCGCTAGGCGACCTGACCGTCAGCGCGTGCGCACTCACAATCGGCATAGTCACCTTCGCCGCCGCCGCCACACTGATCCGCCGACACGACGAGGCACAGCGATGATCGGCCCACGCTGCGGAACCGATGTGGACTGGCTCGCAGTCGAATGGGTTGTCACCGAACGCATCCGCCTACCCATCAACGCCGCCGAACGCCGCGAAGTCGTGCGCCGTCTAGCCGGGAAACTCACCAGCGCCGAGATCGGCGAACTACTCGGCATCGCAAAACGATCAGTCGACCGCATCCTCACCAGCATCCGCAACGAACGACGGGAGCTGATCGCCTCATGACGTTCAACATCGGCGAGCGGGTCTGGTGGAAGACAACCGCCACCACTATCGCGCGCGGCACAGTCCGCGAACTCGAGGACCGGCCAGGGGTTCAACCCGACGGCGAAACCGGGCTGGTGTACCTCGACCGGTACCAGCTATACCGTTGGTGCGAGCCGGGTGTGTACCGCCCGGGACAGCCCGGATTCATAGCACCGGGCACACCCGAATGGCTCGCTGCGATAACGCCTTCCAAGGTAGCGGCCATCTTGGGTGTGTCGCGGTTCGAGTCGCCGTACCGGTTGTGGCATCGCATGAAGGGCCTGGTCGATCCGGAGCCACCAAAAGACATCTTCGACGTCGGCCACGACTTCGAGCCGGCTGCAGCGAATCGGTGGAAACGCCACAACCCGGGATGGCGCCTCTCGAGCGGCGAAGTGCAGTTCGTCAGCAGCGACCCAGCCACCGGGTTCCCAGCGATCTGCACCCTGGACCGCCGCGCCACCCGGGGCCGCGCCCACCGTGTCGTCGAGTTCAAGACAGCCCGACACCTTGAGGAGTGGGGAGACGACTTTACAGGCGAATGCCCGGAAGACTATGCGGCGCAGTGCATCGCGCAGATGATGTTCACAGGATGGTGGGTCAACCCCGCGCACCTACTTGTGCTGGGCCCGTACTTCAACGACCACATCTACGAGATCGACTGGGACCAAGATGTCACCGCGTGGATGTTGGAGAAGTGCCGCACCTTCTACGCATCGCTGAGCAGCGATACCCCGCCGGAGCTAGATGACAGTGTCGCAACATACGAGTGCATCCGTGAACTACACCCCGAGATAGACGGCACCACGGTGCAAGTCGACCCAGACCTCGGCATGGCAGTGCACAACGCCAACGAAGACCAAAAAGCGTCGGAAGCGAAGCTACGCGGCCTGAAATCGCAGCTGCTGGACCAGATGGGCAACGCCCAGTACGCGGTCATCGGCGAACTGAAGGTCGCCGACCGGCGGCCCCACGCCCGCGGCGGCGTGAGCCTGAACCTCGCCCGCAAGCATCCCGCCGTCCAACACGCCGAATTGAGGAGTAAAACCGCATGATCGAGCGCTGGTTGCCGATACCGGGATGGGAGGGGCTGTACTCGGTTTCGGATCTTGGGCGCGTGCGCAGTGAGCGTCGGGTCGTGACCCGATCGGACGGGACGCCGTGCACCGTTCGCGAGCGTGTTCTGCGGAGCGGACGGCGCGATGGATATCCCTCAGTTGTCCTACGCAACGTCAGCCACGGCAAGCATCTCAAGGTGCACCACTTGGTGATGCAAGCGTTTATGGGGCCACGTCCTGAAGGCATCGAGGTACTGCATCGCGATGACGATCGCAACAATCCGGCGCTCGCCAATCTCTACTACGGGACGCAGTCGGAAAACCTGTACGACTGCGTACGCAACGGCAATCACGTTCAGGCACGTAAGCGGTCATGCCCCCAGGGTCATGAATTCAACACGGAGAACACCTATCACTGGGGCGGTAAGCGGTTCTGCAAGCCGTGCCGCATCGCATATCAACGCAGGTACCGAGCCGGAAAGGCAACAGCATGACCGAAATCGCCACCATCGACGAGACGACCACCGACCTCATCCGCGGACAGGTCGGATTCAACTCCACGCAGCGCGCGATGCTTGCCCAGTTGGGACTTTCGGACGCGCCTGAAGGCGATTTGATCCTGTTCTCGCACGTCTGTCAGAAGTCCGGGCTGGACCCGTTCCGCCGCGAGATTTTCATGATTGGACGCAACACCCAGGTGACGCGATACGAGAAGGTCGATCCGGACGACCCGGAATCCAATCAGCGCAAGGTCACCCGATGGGAAACCGTCTACACCATCCAGACCGGCATCCAGGGCTTCCGTAAGCGGGCCCGCGAACTTGCCGATGAGAAAGGCGACCGGCTCGGATTCGATGGCCCGTACTGGTGCGGCGAAGACGGCAACTGGAAGGAAATCTGGCCGGACACCGACAAGCCGGTCGCCGCGAAGTACATCGTGTTCCGCAACGGCGAGCCCGTGCCGGCTGTCACGCATTACGCCGAGTATGTGCAAACCACCAAGGTCGACGGCGTCGCGCAGCCGAATTCGATGTGGTCGAAGATGCCCCGGAACCAGCTCGCGAAATGCGCAGAAGCTCTTGCGCTGCAACGCGCATACCCCGATGAACTTTCTGGGATAGTCCTGGAAGACGCCGCCCAGGTCATTGACAGCGACGGGCAAATCATCAACGAGACACAAAGGCCGCCGGCGCGGGCCCGCGGGGCAGCAGCGCTGCGCGACCGGGCGAAGGCTGAAGCCAAGCCCGACCCCGATGTTGTGAACGCCGACGTCGTCGATCCGCCGCACGAGGACCCTGCGAGTCAGCCACGGCCGATGTCGGATGCGACGCGCCGCAAGTGGCTGAACCGCATGTTCCAACTGCTCGGCGAAGCCCGCTGCACTGAGAAGCAATCACAACTCGCCGCGATCGCGAAACTCGCCGACGCCCCGGACATCGAACATCGCGACGCCCTCGACGACGGGAAGCTCAAGACGGTCGTCAACCAGCTCAACCAGTGGGAGAAGTCCGGCCAGCTGGTCGACAAGGTGGCCGACATCCTCGACCAGGCCGCCATCGACGAAGCCCAGGCGGCCGAGCAAGACGCTCAACAAACCATCGACGGCGCCGAAGGCGGCGGACAGTGACAATCACCATCTCAACTGTCAAATTCATCGAAACACTCACCGACGCACTGCAATGCGCCGACGACGACCCCGAGGCCATGGGCCCTGGCATCCATATAGCCACCCATCGTGCACCCCACGGCGACGAACCCGGCAACCTAGACCTGCTTGCCGTCACGTCCACCGACCGCTTCGTCATCGGCCACACATCCATCGTCGTCACCGGCCAAGTGGTGCCATCTGTGTGGCCGCCTGACGCTACGAAAACGGTTCTCACAATCTGCAAGCAGCTCGTCACTGCTCGCGGCAAGGAACACACCGTCGACGTCGAAGTAGTCGAAGTGGTGCCCGACGGTGAAGTGTCCGGAGACGAGCAGCCGTCACACCCCGGCTACGTCGTGACCCTGTGCGAGACGCCGGCACTTTTCGACACCGACACCGAATTCCAATTCCACGCCGGCCACGAATCACGATTCCCACTCGCCACCGCCCACCAAGTGCTATCCGGGCACGCCAAACGCGAAGACCGGATCGTAGACGGCCCCGAGACGCAGTGGTCCCCGCACGTCCTGGCACCGCTGACGGCGATCGCTAAACGCCGCAAAAGCGTCATGCAGTTCTTCCGCTACGCAGACCAGCGCCCCCACCTCGTCCAGATCGGACCGTATTGGCTCGGTGCCGCGATGCCAGTGCTCTGCCCTCCTGGGGAAGGACTCAACGAGCCGTCAATCGATCCGCTGATCGCCGCACCGGCCGCCGCCAGCGACGAACTACGCGACGCCCTGGCCGCGATGAATGCTGACGGAATCACCGTCACCGTCGACAACCCGAAAGGCGCTGTCGCGCAGACACTCGCCGACGCTCTCGAAAGCGCTGACTAACAGGAGATCGAAATGACCGACACGGCACCCACCGTTTTCGTCGACCTGTATCAGGTCCCCGTCAAGAACGTGCTCGGCCGCCTCACCCGGCGGCCGCAGCGTTGGCGCTGGCGCGCCATCAACGGCGGCAACCACAGAGTCCTCGCCGTCAGCTCCGAGGCCTACACCAACGAGGCCGACTGCCGCGCAGCCATACGCCAACTGTTCGGCACCGGCACCGAGGTCTACCTACGCCGAGACGGACACGACAACCAACTTCTCCGATACGCACAGGACAACTGATGAACTCGCCGACCCAAGCACCCGACACAACCACCGAAGGCATCCTCCTCAGCACCCTCGGCCTGATCCGCCGCGACGGCTGGCGACACAAACGCCTGGGGCCTAGTCCCGCGTCATCACGCACCCTTCGGCGGCGTCGGACGCGGGGCTCCACCACCGAAGCGCCAAGCATCCCCCATTCCACCCATTCAGGGCCGGGCATCCGAACTGGACCGCTATGCGCCGCGTTGGCAAGAAAGCCGCCGGCCGCTTGCTCGACGGGCGGGAACACAACGACTACCCCGAGGTGATTGACCATGCTTAACCCCGACCGAGACATCGAAATCGCCAAAACCCACCTAGAGGCGAGCGGATACGTCGTGCTCCGCGAAAAGTCCTACCGCCAAGCACAGGAACGGCAACGAGTCGCCGAAGCGCTGCGCCGCAACGCCGAGGAACATCGCAGGACTACTCAGATATGGGCACAGGTCACCCTGCATAACGAGATCAGGGAGCTGCAGGCAAGGTGCACCGCACTGTACGGGGCGGCGCGGGCCCACGGTGCGACCGCGGAAGAACTGGCGGCGATCAAGTGGCCGACGACGGGGATCGTCTGCCCTATATGCAATAAGGAACACCGTGAGCTGATCGAGCGAATTGGAAGGGCTGAACTATGACCGTCTACTTCGACAAGTGGGGGAATCCATGGCGCGTCGACAGATTGGTCCACGTCCCATGACCGAATGCGCGCTGTGCGCCGAACACGAATCCCAGCACGACGACAAGCCCCCACACCGATGCCTGGCCATCGTCGACATCTACCCAGGCCCCAACGGTCCAATCGAGATCCACTGCGAATGCCCAGGCTTCGAACCAGAACCATCAGACGAGGACGAGGTGACCAATGTCTGACGACGTCAGTGCTCTCATCGCCCGCGCCGAGGCCGCGCTCGAAGGAATTACCGGAGGGCCGTGGGTTTTTCGCGTTTTCATCGCCGCCGCCCGGACCCTCGTCCCCGAGCTGGCCGCCGAGCTGAAAGCCACACGGGCGCAGCTGGAACACCGCCGTGTCGACACTGTCGAACAACTCAAGTCGCTCAATCCGCGCCCCGACCTACCGTACGACGGCGTCTTGATCAAATGCTTCGGATGCCCAGCATTCGGCGGCGTCTTCGAGCTAAATAACGACGGGACGTGGAACGACTTTGACGGAGTTGAGCCCGGACATGACCGTGTTCTACCCGAGGACATACCGCTCCCGGCGGTCGTCATCTGGGACCCGGAGTGGTCGTGATGGCTGACATTAGGGAAAGACTCGCCGAAGCGCTCAGCCGCGCACAAGTATTCGGGGGCAGAGAATCTCTGTCCGCCGACAACCTGGCCGACGTGCTGCTGTCGCTACCCGGAATTGAAATTGTGGAATTGCCGCGCCGAATATTGGAAGGCGGCGCGGCATCGTGACCGAAGGCAAACACCGCTCCATCAGACAGCATGCTTTCCTACAATGGCGCGGCGACGACGAAAACGGCTGCGGCCGATGGGAAGACGAACACGGCAACCAGGTAGACCAGGGACACCCACGCGCCTCACGCTGCGGCTACTACCGCAAGCACCATCCCACCATGCAAACAGACCAACCCCCCAAACCGCCGTTCGGATACTGCGGCACCTGCGGCCGCCCGCTCATGGACCTGATCTGCGATCAGTGCGACATGATCTGCCATCAGTGCGGGGAGGTTTACGACTGATGTCAAAGGAGTCGAAGAGCCGGGACAGGTGGCGGCAGCTCGGCCAAACCATCGCGAACCGGGGCGGCGGCCTGTCGTGACCGCGCCCGGCCGCGACGAACAAGCCCGCCGATACCGGGCCAGCCTGTGTATCGACTGCGGTGAACAACGCCACAGCGCGGGCCGACCGCGGTGCGCGGAATGCCACCGAAAGCATGTGCGGCCCTACGAGCCCGGGCTGACGCCGGCACGGGACAAGAGGCCGACCTGATGCCCTGGTTCTACGTCGACGACGGCTTCTCCGACTCGAAGCCGGTGCTGAACATGCCAGACCGGTACAGGCTCGCTGCATGCGGACTATGGGTACTCGCGGGCAGTTGGTCGGCGAAAGAGGAAACCGACGGTTTGGTGCCTGGTTCGAAGCTGCGGCAACTCGGGGCGCGCGCCCCAATCATCGCGGCCCTGACGGACTCTGGGCCGCTCTCGGCGCCGCTTTGCACCCGAGTTTCGGACGGAATTCAGTTCAATTCCTGGGACAAATGGCAGCCAACTAAGGCCGAACTTGTCGCAGAACGCATCGAAAACGAGCGCAAAAGAGAAGCAGAAGCAGAGCGGAAGCGGAACGAAAGAGCCGCGAAAAACGGGACAGATCCAGGTCGCGCACGCCGACGACGCAAGGGAAGAAACGCTGTCACCAGCACAAACACCGGAAACATACTCGAAGAGTCCGAAACATGTCCGACCGGACAAACAACGGACATCCAACGTGACTCGCGCGCGGGCGCGGGCGCGCGCCTGGACCCGACCCGACCCGACCCGACCCGACCCACTAATCCTTTGGCTGATCTAGGAGGGGGAGTCACCCAAGTAGCCCCCACCGAAATTCCCCCCCGCCCCCAATGCCCCGACCACAAAGAGAACTCCGAAGGCAAGTGCCATCACTGCAAGCTGCGCCGCCAATGGGACGAAGACCACGCAGCCAAGATCAAGTCAGACGAACTCGATCGCCGACGCGAAGCCAAAGCCGCAGCACAACAAGCGCTCCACGACTGCCGGCTCTGCGACGAGTACGGCTGGCTACTCGGCGAAGACGGCACCCCAGTAGAGCCGCCCATGAAATGCACCGTGCACCAGCAGGCGGTGACCCATGCATGACCTCGACGACGACGACCGCGACCCCTACCCGCCGCCCTGGCACGCCGGACGTGAGGCGTGGAGGCCGGTTATCGGCTACGAAGGCTGGTACGAAGTAAGCGACCAGGGCCGCGTGCGCAGTGTGGACCGCTGGATTCCGTACCGCGACGAGAGTGGTCGCCGAAGCAGATTCCATCGCGGCAAAATCCTCGCTGTTGATACCAAGGGCCGGTATCCACGCGTTACGCTGCGCCGCCACCAACACTTCAACAAGACCGGGATCCACCAGCTCGTCTGTGCCGCGTTCCACGGACCATGCCCCTCCTGGGCCACCGAGATCCGCCACCTCAACGGCGACGCTTTCGACGCCCGCCCTGAAAACCTCGCATGGGGAACGCATTCGGAAAACATGCAGGACAAGATTCGTCACGGAAACAATCACCTACTGACCAGGGATCACTGCCCACGCGGGCATGGATGGACCGAGGAAAACACCTATCGGCCGCCAAATGGCCGTGGACGAATCTGCCGCGAATGCACACGGATTACCAATCGCGCTGCCTACCACAGGCGCAAGGCGGTGAACCCCGGTGCCTGAATATGCGGTTGGACCTGGCAGTCACACAAGCAGGCGCGGTCCGGTGGTGACTGCGTATTTGGACACCGAAGCCATCGAACACGCCTGCACCAACTGCAACGCCAAGCCTGGCGACTTCTGCCGCCACGACACCGAACACGGCGGCGGACAGCGCAAAGTGCCCTGCCCCAAACGCATCATCACCGCCGCACAAGCAGGAGCACCAAACCAAAAATCCAAAGGGGACCAGTGATGCCAGACCACGAACACCAGCGCGAACTCGAAACCGCTGGCCCAAAACCCCTCACACCCGAACAAGCAGCCGCCTTCGACCGTCTCAAAGCCATCAACGACCAGCTTGAGATCTGGCACAAAACCCGCGAAATCGCACTCGACCAGTCACTGCTTTCCCACGCCGCGATCCGCCGAATCCGCCGCCTGTACCAGGAATTCGACGCCAAACACCCCAACACAACGGAAGAAGGCCAGCCATGATGGTCGAAGTGGAGTGGACGATCTCGGGCACCACCGAGCTCCACGACGTCAAAGACCAGCAGCAAGCCGCCGAAATCGTCGCCGAACTACTGCGGTCATTTGACCTGCCGGACACCACGAGCCACAGCACCACCTACAGCGAACCGCAGATCCTGCGGGCGTTCCAATTCCACTACTTCCCGATGCGCTGCCCACGATGCACGCTCGTCGTTTGCTACGACCAGAGCAGCAGGCAATGGTTCCACGTTTACTCGGGTACCCCAGCGTGCAACGGTGGTGCGACACCGTGACCGCCCCGGAGCTTGGCCCTTGCCGGTGCAACCCGGCACACGAGCATTCCGACTTCCCGCCGCACGCATGCGCCGACTGCGGCTGCCCTGAACATCGCCCGGTCGAGACAGCCGACAGCATCACCCTCCGCGGCGCCCAGACGCCCACAGAGCCGCCAGCACCGCCGACCCTGCTGACTATCCCCGCCGAGATCAACTTCGCGGAGCTGCGGGTCACACAGACCGCGCAATGGCTCGACCAGATCATCGCCGGCATCCACGAAACCCAACCCACATCCGCCGACCACCCACCAGCCGTCTGCGCACTCGCCGACCTACTCGAGCAAGCCTGGCCCGACCACATCGACCCACTCGACGCACTCGCACTCGCCATCCGCCGACTCAGAGCCACCAAGTACGCGAGCACCCCACACCGGCGGGCAATCGCCGCCATCCGAAGAAAGGTCCAACGATGAGCAGCGAAAACGCCGCCGTCAACTTCAGCGGGAACGCATCGGACCTGATCGCGACCATGCGCGACCGAGCACCCCGCATCGCGATGGCCATCGCCGCGGCGCAACTCGCCTGGCCTGCCGCGAAAACGCTCCACCACAAACACTTCGAACACACCCGATACACGGTGAAAGTCCCCGGCACCGACGACATCTACGACGAACTCCACGAATGGGTACTCGGCCTTCTCCCCGCACGCCAGCAGCGAGCCCTTGTCGCCTGGACATCCAAACGCAACAACAGCGACATGGCTGTACTAGGCGAATCAGGAAAGACCCCGCCACCCCGCGTCCGGCTCCGCTACGACGGATCCCGCGAACAAACCATCACCATCAACGGCCACAAGATCCGCGTCGTCGTCACCGACAGCGAACCAAGCGGAAAAGAAGACCGATTCAAACCACCCGAAATCATCTTCACCGCAACATCACTCGAAGCCCAACAACACCTACTCCACCAAATCAGCCAAGTCGCCCGCCGCAGCCACGAACACGCCCGCAAACCCGTCTTCCGGATGCTCAACAAATGGGGCGACTGGGAACGCCTCGACGACCTCCCGGCCCGCGACCTCGACAGCGTCATCCTCCCACCCGGCCAACTCGAACGCCTCACCGACGACGTATCCAGATTCCTTGCCGCCGAACACGACTACCTACGCCGCTGCATCCCCTGGCACCGCGGCCACCTCTACGAAGGACCACCCGGCACCGGCAAAACCAGCGTCGCCCGCGCGATCGCCAGCCACTTCAACATGGACGTCTGGTACCTACCCCTTGCCGACATCACCAAAGACTGCGTACTACTCAGCGTCCTCAACCGCATCGGCCCCCGATCCATGCTCCTACTGGAAGACGCCGACGTCTTCCACGCCGCCACCCAACGCAACGAAAACGACAACGGAGTCACACTCTCCGGACTCCTGAACGCACTCGACGGCATCGCCACACCGCACGGCCTACTCACCGTTCTCACGACCAACACCCAAGACGTTCTCGACTACGCCGTCGTTCGCGCTGGCCGCGTCGACCTGGTTGAACACTTCACCCACGCCGATGCCGACCAAGTCGCCCGCCTCATGGCCCGCTGGTACGGCCAACCAGTGCCCGCCCACGCCGAGATAGGCAACCTCTCCCCAGCTCAGGTAATCGAGGCATGCAAACGCCACGACAACCCGTCTGCGGCGGTAGTCGAACTCGCCAACGCCCGCCCCATCCTCGGCGGCCGGGAGCGTTTCGAATGAGCTTCTCAGCGCGATACGACGGCCGCTGCGCCAGCACCGACTGCGACTACGGCGACCACATCAGCCCCGGAGACGACGTCGAATACATCGACGACGAACTCATGCACGTCGCCTGCGCCACCCGCACACGCCGATACCCACCCCTATGCCACAGCTGCCTAACCCACCACAGAGGGGAATGCCTGTGACCATCCAACTCTTCAGCACCAACACCAAGCCATGGATGGCCAAAGCCGCATGCACACAAGGCGACCCAGACCGCTTCTTCCCCGAAACCAAAGACAAAACCGCCGCCAAGAAAGTCTGCAACACCTGCCCAGTACGCGCCCAGTGCCTCAACCACGCCATCGAACACGACGAATCATGGGGCATCTGGGGCGGCCTCGACGAAAAAGAACGCCGCCACCTCCAACGCGTCAAGAAACAACCCACCATCACCCCACAATGCGGCACCTACACCGGCGCCCGAGCCCACTACCGCCGTGGCGAACAAACCTGCCCAGCCTGCCGCGCAGCCATCACAGCAGAATCCAGACAACGCCGCGGCTACCAACCACGAACCCAACCCACCAAACCACCAACACCCGGACCCAAATGCGGCACCGAAGCCGGCGCCAAAGAACACAACACCCGCCAAGAACAAACCTGCGACGACTGCCGGCAAGCCGCCACCCAAGCACGCCGCCGACGACTAGGGCTCAGCGCATGAACGAGATGACCGTAGACCAGGCCGCGGCAATCTGCCCGCCGGAACTTCAGGGGCTCATGACACGCGTGCGCACCCTCGTGACGGTTACCAACCTCGCGTTCACAGAAGATCTTGAGCCCAGTGCGGCAATAGCGGCCATCCGCATTGTGATTCGGCAGCTATACCGCGAAGAAGCCGCCGATCGAGCTCGAGATGGCGCACAGTGATCGTCCACCGCTGTCTCGCAGGATCGGCCTGCCGCGAAGCCACCACCGGCGACGCCGGCCGCCTGGGCGCCACCACCATCACCCCCAACACCCTCTGCCCGGCCTGCAACACCCACATCACCAACGCCATCCGCCAACTCCCCAACGACTGGGCCCAACTCCGCAACGCACTAGGGGAGAGGTCCAGCACCACCGGCACCAAGATCCGCTCCACCCCAACCCCGGCCATACCGATCTCGACCCGCAGAGAAGCACTCATGGCCGCGATCGTCGACATGACCGACCGGGCAGCCGCCATCGTCTCCGACCGACTCCACACCGGCCAGCCCGCCACCTACCACGGCCGAGGCATCCCAACCCACGCCCAACACGTCGTCCGCACATCCGTCGCGATCGTGGAACCGAACATCAACCTTCTCGCGCAGGCCCCGGCCGAGCCGATGCTCATCTGGGCGAAACCCCGCCGCTGCAACATCCACACCCGGCTCATCGACGCCGCCGACGACGCCCTCACCGCCGCCACCACACCCGACGCCACCGAGCAGGCCTACAAACGCATCGGCCGCGCACACGCCATCGCAGGGGTCTGTGACGACTGCAACGGCTGGGGCAACTACGGCCAAGCGCGCGAGCAAGTCGAAATGACCGGAGCCGCACTCCTGCTCGAGCTCGTCGACCTACACAACCAAGCCCGCGCCGAACTCGGACACACACGCCTACGCCACACCTACCCGATGCCATGCCCCAGATGCGGCGCCCGCGTCGGCCGCGACGACGGCCAAACCATCATCACCTGCGACAACCGCGACACCTGCCGCGCCTCCTGGACCGAACGTGAATACCAGTTCCTCGCCGGATTGATCACACGCGAAAGGCTCGACATGGAAATCCTCAAATGGCTACTCGCAGAGGCCTACGCGCGCCTCGACGACGTCCAAGCCCGCATCAGCAAGATCACCGCCGCCGACACCGCCACACTTACGCTGCCCGGCGCCGCCGAAATCATCGTCGAAGCGGTTCGCCAAGCCACCAACGGCCACCAAACACCAGCCGAACGCGCAATAGCCACAGACCGCAAAGCCACCCAAGAACGCCAAACCGCCGACGACAACTGGGCCTGGCGCAACGAAACCCCATACCGGCCACCAAAACGCAAACCCCGCAAAGCAACACGCCAAGCCGGACCACCCATCGAAGAACTCGTCAACCCCGAACAAGCCACCAACGCATGCCAGCAATGCAACCTTGTGCACCGAGGCCAATGCGCTTGACGCACAAGAAAAGTAGCCCCCACAATGAAGGAGGAACTGATGAGCACCACCGACGAGGTAATCGAAATCCACACCGGCGACGATGGTGAGCGCTACTGCAAATACGGCCACATCGAAGCCACCTGCGGCGAACCCGCTATCGGGTTGCCCAGGCTGATGATGATCGACGCCGGCCGGCTTGACAAGCTTCTCACCAACGGCCCGCTGGAACGGATACGCGGCGGCGTATCCAGCGCCACCCGCGACGGCGACACCACTTACCTCCACATCGATTACGAAGGCGAACGCACCACCTGGGAACTACACAAGGCACTCTTCGTCGACGGGCCCTTCAAAGGAAACGACCGCATGTGGATCGGTAGTCCACCAGAGCCAACAACAGCGGGTGACTGACCTATGGCTTGCCCGCATCCCGGGTGCACCTGCAACGGCAAGCCCGACCTTGGTCGATGCCCGTGCGGCCGCTGGAATCTTTACGTCGGCGCGTACGACCGCCACGGCAAGACAATCCGTTGTCGCGGCTGTCTCCGAATCCCGGCCGAATGCCGCTGTGGTTGTCGATGAGCGGACGGACAATGAAGAAAGCGCAACGCCGCCGATGGAACGTGAAGCCCTGGCCATGGCCCGGCGATAGCCGCGAAGACAAAGCAAAACGCGTCGCCTTGTCGTACCGCCAGCTCGCCTTCGACATAGCCCAAGGCCGTTGCGACGACCCTGCCGGCGATCTGCACCGACTCGACCAACGCTGGTCGTCATACGGCGTGTACTGGCCCGTGCCGAACTCGATTCCGGTGGATCTGGAGGAATGGCTTAGCGCCGCCGAGTTGGCGCACTACGTCGACCGCACACCCGCGGACATCTACCGCTGGGCCCGCCGCGGCGCCATCGAGCAACGCACTAGCGCGGACGGCGCACCCGAATACCTACTACGCTCCGCGCTCGAATACCAGCGATGTCAACGCGAACGGCGCCGCTCAAACTGAGTCAGCCCGCGGCAGCGAGCTGACTCACACGTTGAAACGACACCCCGACCAACGTGGCAATGTCACGCATAGGAATCCCATCACCGGCCAATTCCTTTGCCAACGCTTGAGCCTGCTGTATCGCCGCCGCTTCCAACGCCTGAGCCTCTTTCCGCGCGGCAAGAATCCGTTGTGAACGCTCCTGCACATTCCGCGCATGGGGCGTGTCGGAGATACGAACACGAACATCAACCGATGAAATCGGAACGTCAAGAGCGACAGCAATATAGCTACGCGCCTCATCGGGAACGTCAGCCAGTCGAGCTGCCTGAGTGACGCCGTTAAGTTCTGGAATCTCGACAGCCCACCAGCGACCTTCACGGCCGGTGACGCGAACCTCGTAAACCACGATCATTGCCCCTTTCAGCAGTCGCAGTTGTCTATGGCCTGGCGGATAGAACGGACGACGCCCGGCCGGATCGAACGGTGTCCACTCGGAACGATCACGGTGTGCTTCCCGGTCGCGCATTCCCACATCGTGTGGCTGCCCTTCGCGTCGCGCTTCTGGGACCAGCCGGCGCGACGGAGTTCCTTGAGGATTTTCGTCGTCTGCTCTTCACTGACCATGACATTAGTCTAGTCGCTGGACTATATCCAGTCAAGCGACTAGACAAATAAGTCTGCAGGTCAGAAGGCGTAAATGCAACTCCAGACGAAACAGCGCGTCGGCGCTGACGGTAGCCCTGAGTACTCTAGCCATCAGCGATCGCCTACCGCGATGAAACCAGCGCCAAAGCCGCACCGGAAAACGCCGACACCACAACCGGAAAGTGGACAAATTCCGTATTCATGAATACACTCAATCGCAGGTCGAATACTGCCCCAAACCAGGCAGTGGTCGACCATTCATCTTGGGACCTCGTCCGGACCCGCATCGAAGCGAAGGCAATCCGAAGTGAATCGGGCTGCTGGAATTGGCCGAACGCATCACCGGACGGCTACGCGAAGCTCACCATCAGCGGGGTTCGTGACCGAGTCCATAGATGGGCCTTCCGAGCCTACGTCGGCCCCATCGAAGACGGTCTGCACGTGCTTCATCACTGCGACAACAAGCTATGCTGCAACCCCACCCACCTATTCCTCGGAACACACGCCGACAACATGAAAGACATGGCGGACAAGGGAATCGGTGCGCGAGGACTCAACAACAGCTGCGGCAAGCTAACCGACGAACAAGTAGTCCAGATGCGCGCCAAATACAAGCGAGGATTCCCGATCTCATGGCTGGCCGACGAATTCGGTGTGCACCGCAACTACGTGCACCAGATCGTACGGAACAAACCGGTGAAAAACGGCCGGAGCGCGCGGTACCACGCAGGCCAACCCGCGTCATAAAACCAACCCCAAGGGGAGGTGCACGATGGCCGCAGGCGTCGACACCAGCCCAGGTGTAGGAGCATCCGCAGCCCTCAACCGGTATTGGGTCAGTGGCCCGGGACGCGCCAAATGGGCAGACAGTGCCACGCCCTACCGCACCCTGCTGGCGCTGCTGCTCAAGTACATGTCGAGCGCCAAGGCGCACGGTCTGGCCGCTGAGTATTACCACCGAGTATTCGGCAGATGGCCCGGCAGGAAGGCAGATCACTAATGGACAGCCTGGCGCCAGTTGGCGTCGTCGCCAGCTCCCTCGCGCAAGCCAACAACCTGATCCGCGCACTGGGACTCGCCGGCGCCCGCGCCCTGTCCACCCGCACCGAAACCATCGAAGGCATGCGACTCCCCGCCGTCATCATCGACAGCAACGCGTTGCCACTGCCTGACGAGTACGAACAGGTGCTACGCGTCAACCTACTGAAAACGCCCGGCCCCACCGGCATGTACGAGTTGCACCCGCACACGCGGCGCTGATGGCCGCCACGCCCGCATCACTACATCTCGAACCGGGCGAACCAACACTCGGGCTGTGGTGCCCCACATGCCTGCTGCCCAGCGGATACGAAGTGCGCGTCTACGCATTCAGCGCCAGCAGATGCGGCCTGATCGGCACCATCCGCCGCTGCCACGACTGCGGCACACCGATCTGATGCCGCGCGCACCACGCCGCTGCCCAGGCGGCAACGGCACGTGCACTGAGCTGATCGTCAACCGCCGATACTGCCCCGAGCACACCATCGCATGGTCAGGCGAACGCACAGCGTCGAGCCGCGTAACCTCGCAGCGCTACTGGAAAGAACACTTCAAGCCGGCCATCCTCGAACGCGACGGCTACCAATGCCAGATCCGCTACGAAGGAATCTGCACCGGCTACGCGACGACCGTCGACAAGATCGTCCCCGCAGCGCGCCGCCCAGACCTCGCCTGCGAACCGTCCAACGCGCGGGCAGCATGCGACCCATGCAACGAACACAAAGCGCGCACCGCCGACCGTGGCCTGCCGGAACCGCCACGCATGCCCATCTGATCCGCCGCCGACCGCCGCCGCCGACTGCCAGTACCCCCCATGGGTACCACCCCCCTCCCCGGGTAAGGGCGGATCGCCGCGGGGTTCTGTGAAAAATGGTCTGTACGGGTTCGGGAAGTTTTTCGCAGGTGGGGGTATGCGGTCCGAATATGACTGCCGCACAACTGTTTTCGCCGCTCGTATGATGTTGCGGCGCATAGGTTTTCGCTACCCGCTATGGGATGAAGACCGTTCCTGATATAGGAGCCCGACTATGCCGCCTGGACCTAATGCGAAGGATCCGTCAGTTCGTGCTCGTCGCAATACGACGAGCACACGAACTGTGCTGGAAAAGCCCGACCCGAACAGCGTGGTCGTACCGCCGTTGCCGGACAGCATCGAGTGGTACCCAGAGGTCGTCGAGTGGTGGGATGACTTGTGGGAGTCGGAACCCCGCAATGAGTGGATTCGCGTTGAGATACACCTGCTGTATGTGGCGGCGCGCCTGTATCAGATGATGCTGGACCCGGCAACGAAGGCGACGGCGGCGAAAGCTTTGGCGGGGGAGTATCGCCAAATTCTGGTGCAGTTCGGGTTGACGCCGATGGCCCGCCGATCGCTGCAATGGGAGTTGCCCAAGCCGCCTGAGGATGGCGACGGAAAGCAACCTGCGCGCAGGCCTGCGGCAAAGAAGACGCCGGCGCAGAAGGCGGCGGCAGCGAAAGCTGATCCGAGGACGCGTTTCAAAGTCGTGAAGTAACAGGTCCGCGTGGACCTGATTGTTCCGCCGATCGAGGACGAGCTTTACCCGACGCTGGGTGACCAGATCTGCGACTTCCTCGAGGGCAAGAACGGCTGGAACGGGGCGTGTTTCGGCCCGGGTGACCTGAAGGGACAGCCGCTGGTCCTGGACGACGACCGCCGCTTCATCCTGCATCGCGCGTACGAGGTGTGGCCGTTGGGTCACAACCGCGCGGGCCGACGCCGGTGGAAACGGGTCGCGGTGTCGGTGCGCAAGGGCTTCGCGAAGACGGAGCTGATGGCTCTGGTGTCGTACGCGGAGCTGCATCCGGAGTCGCCGGTGCGATTCAACGGATTCAATCGCGACGGCAGCCTGAAGCAGGGCCGGCCAGTGGTGGATCCGTACATCCCACTGCTGGCTAACGCCAAGTTGCAGGTGTCTGAACTTGCGTTCGGCGCGCTGAAGTACATCTGCGAGGAGGGGCCAGACTCGGACCTGTTCGACTCGTCTTTGGACCGGATCATCCGCCTGGATAGTCGAGGTAGGGCCGATGGCAAAGCGGTGCCGTTGGCCAACGCGCCGGACAGCAACGACGGCGGCCGAACGACGCATAACGGGTTCGACGAGACGCACCGCCTGTATCTGCCGTCGGAGCGTGCTGCGGTGACGACGATGGAAGCCAACCTGGGCAAGCGTGTTGCACAGGACCCGTGGTCGATGTCGACGACGACCGCCGGCGAGCCGGGGCAGAACTCGGTCGCTGAGATGGATCACTTCGAGGCTGAAGCCATGGCGCGGGGCGAGATCAAGCGGCCGCGCATGTTCTATTTCCACCGCCAGGCGTCTGACGACTGGGACATGGACAAGTTCGAGGACCGCGTAGAGGCGATCCGCGAAGCGTCCGGTCCCGAGCTGGCGGCGCGCACCGACTTGGAAGACCTGGCGTCGCAGTGGGACATCCCGGGTGCGGACAAGCCTTACCTCGAGCGGGTCTGGACAAATCGGTGGACACAGCAGGGCCTGCAGGCGTTCAACCTTGGCCTCTGGAAAACGCTGGCGCGTCCGCAGCTTTCGATTCCTCGCGGCGCGTACGTGACCGTTGGGTTTGACGGGGCCCGGTTCCGGGATGCGACCGCGTTGGTGATGACCGACGTCAAGACCGGGCTGCAGCAGCTCGAATTCCTGGCAGAGCAGCCGCTGAACGTCGAGGACTGGGAGGTCGACGAGGCGGCGTTGACGGCGAAGTGGAACTACATTCGCCGGAACTACAAGGTGTTGCTGTGCTACGGCGACCCCGCGTACTACACGGCGACGCTGGGCTCCTGGGCGGCGAAGGCCGGAGTCAGCCTCATCACGAAACGGCCAGTTGTGCAGGAGTTTTGGACGAACAAGCAGGACCGGATGGTTAAAGCGCTGCTGGGGTATGAGTCGGCGATCAACTCCGGGGTGGTCACCTACTCCGATGTTGACTATTCGACCGGCGAGACCACGAAGCACGGTGACCTGACACGTCATGTCGGTAACGCCGGCAAGAAGCTGCTCAACATCGTGGATCTGCAGACCGGTAAGCGGAAATGGATCCTCGGCAAGCTCCACAAGGACCGCAAGTTCGACGGGTGCATGGCCGGCGTTCTGTCGTGGGACGCCCGCATGGATGTGTTGCCGATGCTGCCGAAGCCGAAGAAGCGTGTGATCGCCCGGATCAGATAGGAGGGTGGGAATTGGCTGATCTCGCTCTGCCTTCTGCAGAGCCGACTCCGGAGAAGTGGTTCGAGCGGCTCACGGGGATGTTTGTTGAGCCGACGCGGCCGCCGTGGCAGGACGGTTTGCAGCGTCCGTCGACGGTGGCTTACGCGGATGGGTTGTCGCCGTGCCAAGGGTCGGTTTCGCGGTATGCGACGCCGCGGCACAAGTTCTTGGACACGTTGTGGTCGTACTATGTTGGTGATCCTCCGCTGCCGCAGATCGAGCCCGAGTACCACGATGTGTTTCGCAGCTTGCTGCGCAAGTCGCGGTCGAACTACGCGCCAATGTGTGTCGCGGCGATGCTGGATCGACTTGAGCTGCAGGCAGTGTCGACGTTCGTCGATTCGGACACCGACGGCGACGATCTGGCCGCTGAGATCATGGACGAAACGGGATTTGCGGCGTTCAGCAAGGATCTATTTGCCTACGGGTTCGGGATGGGCGAGTCCTACGGGATGGTAGTTCCCGGAGGCCCCGGCGATCCGGTGTTGTCGAACGGTCGGCCGTCTCCGTCGATCCATGCCATTGATCCGCGGCGGTGCATCGGTGTACCGGATTGGCGCAATCCGGTACGGCTGTCGGCGGCTTTGGTCCGTCAGTACGACCCGATCATGGAGCAGAACATCGCGTTCCTGTTTCTGCCGGGCTGGAAGTGGACGCTGCGCTGGGATACAGGCAAGCGCAAGTGGGATCTGGTCAGCGAGCGGCCGGAGCCCGTCGTGGGCCTTGAGAAGTTGGGCGGCATTCCGATTGTGCGGTTCGACAACCTCAACGGGATGGGTGAATACGAGCCACATCTGGACGTACTGGACCGCATCATCGACACCACGCTGCAGCGGATCATCGGGTTCTGGTACCAGGCGTTGCGGCAGCGCGCGTTGCGTGGTGACGAGGACGAAGAAGAGGAAGAAGACAGCCCGGACGCCGCCGCCGCGGAGCCGATCGACTACGACAAGCTGTTCCGCGCGGGCCCGGGTGCGCTGTGGCGGATTCCGAAAGAGTTCGAGATTTGGGAGTCGCAGCAGACGGATTTCGGCCCGTTGCTCACCGGTAAACGTGACGATGTCCAGGAGTTCGCGGCGGTCAGCAGCACACCTCTGCACCTGATCAGCCCTGACGCCGCAAAGGGGTCCGCTGAGGGCGCGGGCCTATTGCGCGAGGCTTTGACGGCGAAGGTTCGTGACCGCCGTGCACGGTTCACACCGTCTCTGAAGTTGCTTTGGCGTATGGCGTTTGCGTTTGCCGGTGAATCTGAACGAGGCAAGAGGATGCGGCTGCACTGGGGCCCAATCGAGTTCCGGACGTTGGCCGAGCAGGCGTCGGCGTCGTCGCAGGCTCAGGGGACGCTGTCGACTGAAGATCGGTGTGAGCGGATTTGGCAGATGCCGCCCGATGAGACGGCCCGCAATATGCAGCGGCTGACCGCCGAGGATCTGTTGCGTGCGCCGGCGCCGGGCCAGCCGGCGCAGACATCGCCAGGGGCCGAGCAGCTGGCGCCGGCAACGGCTTTGGCTGGGTCTGCGACCGGCGATGACGGCGCCCAGTAAGCCAGCCACCTATCAGCAGGCGCTGGCTGAAGCGGCGAAGATACATGCTGCGCGTAGCGCCGCAACTGATCTGGTCGCGGTTACTGCGCATTTGTCGGAGCAGACCACGCAGGCCCGGGAGCGCGCGGCGGCGTGGGCCAAGCGCGCGATCCTGGCGCTGTGGTTATCGGTGAACCCGTATGACGGGGCGCAGGTTCGAGAGTTTGTGACCAAGGCAGCGGCGCTGATGGTGTCGGCGCAGACCGCGGCCGCCCGGGTTGCCGCTGCAGGGCAGACGCAGCAGCTGGGGGCGCTGAGGATTCAGGTGTCGGCGGCACCGTCGAACCCTGTCGATGTGCGGGCCCCGGCCGCGGCGGTGCGCGGCGGCAAGATTCGGCTGCGATACCGCGGCGCCAAGGTCGACTACACCGGGGCAGGAGATAGCGCGAAAGTGTCGGCCGCGGAGATGTCAACAGAGTCTGTATTTCAGCGGCCGGCCGCGCTGTTCCGGTATCTGATCTCGCAGGGTGAGCCGAACGCTGACGCACAAGCAGTAATGCGGATCGGCACGCTGATCGATGACAACCTGATGCTCGCCCAGCGGTTGGCGCAGCAGGAAGTCTTGGCCAAGGCCGTCGACCTGGATGACAACCGGGCCGGACGCGGCCGGCGGCGGGCCAAGATCATCGGCTATCGGCGTGTGATCCACCCGGAGCTGTCTCGCGGCGGCACGTGCGGCATGTGTATTGCCGCGTCGGACCGGATTTACAAGGTCGGCGAACTTATGCCGATCCACCACCTGTGCCACTGCACGATCGCCGCGGTAACCGAAGACCATGACCCCGCGGACGATCTGAACGCAGTCGATCTCAACGCCCTGTACAAGGCGGCTGGTGGGACGTCGGCGGCCCACCTGAAGCGAACCCGCTACGTGGTCGACCAGCACGGCGAGCTGGGTCCGGTGTTGGTGCCGAAACGCAAGTACAAGCCGCGTAGCGAAGCTTCTCGTAAGAGGTCCGGCGGAACCGCGGTGTCGGATCCGGAATCCAAGGCGCAGATCGCGGCACGACTGCTACCGGGGCTGGAAAAGAACCTGCAGGACTTACGCAACAAGGGCCTATCGGAAGATTCACCGCAGATCTCCTATCACAAGAGCGCAATCGATCGCCTCCGCGGCGACTTGAAAGCGGAGATGAGATCCGTCAGGCCGGTTCGACGATGACCTCAACCTGGTGTTTCCCAGGGGCTATTTCGTCTACGCACATCGAACTTCCGCCTGGTTAACGGCGGCAGGCCCGCTATGGGCGCCACATCTCACCCGATATGGGAGTTGCATTGTCCACACCACTTTCTCAACCAGGTACGAGTCAGCAAGCATTGTCAGACGCCGCGAATGCGGCTACTGGTGGCCAGCCGCAGGGCAACGGCCAGCAGCAGCATGGCGGCGGCCAGGGGCAGCAATCCGGTGGCACCGATATGGGGTTCCCGGCCGAAACGCCTGTCAAGGACATGTCTGTCGAGCAGCAGCTGGCCTACTACAAGCACCAGAATCGTCAGGCCGACAACAAGCTGTCCGCGTTCAAAGGTGTTACACCGCAACAGGTACAGCAGATGCAGCAGCAGCTCGACGAGCAAGCCAACGCGAAGCTGTCGGCTGATCAGAAGGCGGTCAAGGATGCCGAGAAGGCTGCCCGTGCGGCCGCTGATGCTGAGTGGCGGCCGAAGTACCAGGCGTCCGAGCTGAAGTCGCTCGCCAGCCAGGTACTCAAGGGCGAGCAGCTGAAGTCGTTCATGGCGGTCACGGATCCGGCGAAGTTCGCCGGCGAGGACGGTGAGATCGACGAGGAGAAGGTGATGGGCCACCTGACAGCCATTTTCGGCGCGGACGGCGGCCAGGGACAGCAGCCCGGAAACGGCGGCCAGCAGCAGCACCAGCAGCCGTCTTGGGGGCAGCACAGCGGCGGCACCGGTGGCCAGATACGGCCCGGCGAAGCCGGCAGAGCCGAAGCGGCTAAGCGCTTCAAAACCACGTAACCGAAAGGACGCACGCTATGTCGACCGACATTTCGTTGCAGAAGACGACCAATCAGGTCGGCAACAAGCAGTGGCTCCTGGACGAGCCCAAGTTCAAGCCCAACGTGACACTGGACATTTCGAAGTTCTCGCGCGACGAGGCCCAGCTGCTCACGATCGATGCCACCGGCGGAACCTACACCCTGGCCTTCGATGGCAGCGACCCGACCGCGGGTATCGCAGAGGCTGCAACCGCGGCCGCGGTACAGACCGCGCTGGCCGGCCTGCCGACGATAGGTGCCGGCAACGTGTCGGTTTCGGGCGCCGACGGCGGCCCGTACACCGTGACATTCCAGGGCGCGCTGGCCAGCCAGGACGTTCCGCTGCTGGTCGCCGACGACGCACTGCTGACCGGCGGCGGATCATCGGCGACGGTGTCGCTGGTCAACCCAGCTCACTACGCCAACGGCTACATCCCGTCGGGCACCGCGATCGGCGAGATCACCGCGACGCCCGGGCTGTTCGGCCCGTACGACGACACTGCCGTAGACGGCCGGGAGGTCTGCTACGGGCTCACCTACGCCGATGTACGCGCGGTCCGCCAGAACGGGACTGTCGCCGACACGGCTGGCACCGGCGCTGTCGTATCCGGCGCCGTTTCCGCGTCGAAGCTGCCGTTCCAGTCCGGCACGGGATCGCTCGACGCGAACGGCAAAGCCGACTTGCCCACCATCCGGTTCGAGGCCTGAGAGGAGATTGACTGATGGCACTTTTCCTGGACGGCCCACTGCCGCTCGAAGATGTCCTGACGTTCACGCAGGAGATTCCGATTCCGTCGAACAACCGCTTCACGGCGGACTTCCCGACGCGGAACTACCCCGGCACGGACGAGATCGACTTCGCGACCATCACGAGGACCAACCGTGCGGCGAAATTCCGCAATTGGGATGGTTCGTACTGGGTCGCGCCGCGTGACACCGGTTCGGAGAAGCGGGTTCGGATGCTGCCGCTGGGCGGTCAGCTCAGTGTCGGCGAGTACGAGCGACGCCAGATCGAATTCGCCCGTGTGGGCGGCACGATCCAGTCGATCCTGGTCGACGCGATCTACAACGACCTGGAAAACCTGACCAGGTATGCGCAGAACCGCGTCGAGATGGCGTGGGGCGACGTCCTCGTCGATGGCATTCTCACCATCGACGAGAACGGCGTCAAGCAGCAAGTCGACTACGGCATCCCGGCAGCTCAGAAGGTGACGGCCAACACGTTGTGGTCCGACCACGCCAACGCCACGCCGCTGACTGACCTGATCACCTGGACCGGCGTGTGGTCGGGCATCAACGGGATGCCGCACGGGCAGTTCCGCACTTCCACCGCGGTCGTGCAGGACCTGATGCAGAACAAGCAGTTGATCGACGCGATCAAGGGCGACCAGACCGGCGTCACCTGGGTGCCGATCTCGGAAATCAACGCGTTCTTGTCCGGCTTCGGTATCCCGCCGTTCGTGGTGCCGACTGACGGCCAACCCGGCGGGTCGATCTACAGCTCGAGCTTCGACGTGGACGGTGTCACCACCGCTTCCTACCCGGCGGACCGGCTGCTGTTCTTGCCGGCCGATCTGTCGACGCTCGGGTTCACCGCTTGGGGCACCCCGACCACGGTGATGGAGCTGAACGCCAAAAACGTTCAGGTCGAGACGGCGACCGGGATTATCGGCATCCTGGTCCGCGAGGAAGCGCCGCCGTTCGTCAAGCGCACGTTCGTCGACGGCGTTGTTCTGCCGGTCATTTCCGACCCGCGCAAGATCCTCGTCGCCAAGGTCCGGTAACAGGGAGAAGAGAGGTTCTGCAGATGGCGTTAATTGGCGAGCACACGGTCTACCTGCGTGACGATGACGGCACCGTACACACCTTCCTGCCCGGCCAGCGTGTGCCGGCGTGGGCGGCCAAGCAGATGGGTCCGCATTGCTTCGCCAAGGACCAGCCGGACGAGGAAGTGGCCGACTTCAGCCGCGGCGGTGGTGAGGGGCCGCCGCCGCGCGCCGGCGCGGGATCCGGGCGTGGCGCCTGGGCGGATTACGCCGCAGCACACGGTATCGACGTCGATGAGGACTGGAAACGCGACCAGATCATCGACGCCTGTGAGGATAAGGGCATCGCGGTCGAGTGACCGAAGGCAAGTTCGCGGCCCGCGCTGACGTGACCGGACGGTTTGAGGGCACCATTCCCGCTAACCGGCTGGACTGGGTCGACACCTACATCGGCGATGTCGAAACCGAACTCATGTACCAGGTGCCGTCCTTGCGGAAGTCGATCGAGGAGATCACCGCTGAATCGGTAGCGGCTGGCGACTCGGATCGCATCAACCGGGTCAAAGGTCTTGTCGCACGCAAGGTCTTGGAACTGTTCCGCAACCCGGACGGGTCCAGCCAGTTGAGCCGAACCACGCCGGACATCACCGTGAGCCGTACCTGGTCGCCAGACACGACGCGCGGCCGGGTCGAATTCAGCACCGCCGAGCTGGCTAAGGTTCGGCTACGCAAGAAGCGGCAAAAGTTCGGCACAATCCGGGTCGTCCCAGGTCTGATCAGCAAGTGAGAAGCTGTGGCTGTCGCTGAGGACCAGATGACCGGAGACGCCCGCGGGGTGGTCGCCGAGCTGCTCGAGCTACGCGGTCAGCCGATTGCGTTGGTCCCGGCGACGGGGACGGTGACGGAGAAGCCGGGCGGTGGCAAGGATTACGGCCCGGGGCCGGCGCGGCCGCCGCAGACGTTCGCGCTGTTCAACACGACCGGCGTTGATGCCCGGCAGGACTCTGCGGCTGATCAGGGCACGACCCGGCAGTTCCGGTACCACCTGATCGGCGCCTACGACGCGGTCGTGGAGGTGGGGGATGCGTGGGAGGACGATGTCGCCAAGTACACGGTGGTCAGCGTCGATGACACGCAGCCCTATCAGGTGAAGGCTGTCGTGACTGCTTTCCTCAAGTCGGCTGGGCACGGCATTGGCTAAGTCCTATGGCCGGCTGACTGAGCTGAATAGCGGGCTGGTGCGGTTGCGGGACAACGTGAAAGACGTGAAGCCGGACTATGAGCGGCTGGTGGACACCCAGATGCGGCTGGCCGCGGTCGAGGGTGAGGCGTACATGAAGGAGCATGCGCCGTGGCGGGATAGCACTGGGAACCGCAAGGACCGGGTGCCTGGTGCGGCGCGGTCTGGCCTGAACACCACGACCAGCCTTGAGTTCAGCCACAAGTCGATCACGTTCAGCCACGGTGTCGACTATGGGATCTGGTTGGAGATCGAGAACAACGGCAAGGACCAGATCATCATGCCGAGTGTGGCGGTGATGGCCAAGAGGCTGATGAAGAGCCTGCGCGGCTCGCTCAGTGAGCTTCGGAAGCGGGTATAGGGCCGTTGGCGCGTGCCGCGGTGTTGACGCTGCTGCGTAACGATGCGCCGTTGGTCGCTTTGGGTGGGTCTGGGTTTGTGGTGGTCCCGAACTTTGAGGCTGATCAGCGGCCGAATGATGCGGGCGCGTTTATTGTGATCGCTTGGGGTGTGACTGATTTCGAAGAGGCGATTCAGGACAATGGGCCCTGGCATTTTGACCTCTACATTCATTGGCCGGTTGCGTTGTCGACTGACTTTGTGCGGATCGATGACATGAATGATCGGATCGACGAGATCTTCAAGGCGGTTGAGGATGGCCCGCCTGTGGTCGGCGGGGATGGCCGGGCCCTGTATTACGTGGGGTTCGAGGGCCGTGGCCCGGACTTCAAAGACAGTGGCTATCAGACGATTTGCCGTAAGGCGTCGTATATGGCCTTGAGTAACAAGGTAACTGCGTGATTGTGCGCGACCAGAGAAAGGTGTCAGGGTGATGGCAGCAGGATCAGCAGGGCGTGGAACTCCACCGATCGAGGCTCCCGAGGGCGCGCAGACTGCGGTGTCCGACGAGGACAAGGCCAAGGCCGAGGCTGTGGTCAGCGCGTCGGCCAAGGACAAGTCGAGCGAGAGGTACGTGTTCTACACGGGCGCTCGTGAAGCGGTGCGTGCATCCAAGATCAAGGATCCCGTGAAGCGCGAGGCGCGGATCAAGTCGCCGGGTGTCGGATCGTTCTGCGAGGTCACCGCTACGCAGTGGTCGCAGGCTGGTATCAAGGCCACCCACGGCCATGTGTGGAAGTTGCAGAACGAGTTCCGGATTCCGGCGAGCCAGTTCACGCAGGAGCAGATCGACCACTTGCTGAGCACGCAGGGCAAGCGTTTCGAGCTGGTCGACGGTAACGGAAAGAAAGTCGCCCGATAGGGGCGAACGACAGCCTGTCGTGCATAGCGATAATCCCCTGGACATTCGGTGCCCAGGCGGAGCGCTGCACTTCAGAGTTGTCGACGGCTTGCTTGAAATCCGTTGCAACAACAAGACGTGCACGGAAGGCGATTCGGTCGTCGTTTACCACCACTACTCGCTGCCAGAACTTGAGTTGGTGCGCACTGTGAGGCTGCAAGACCCATTCGCGCGGAGGCCTCGGAGCCCAAGATCTCGGAAGGAAACCCGTTAAATGGTTGCATCACTTGGACAACCCGACAGCAAGCCATATGGTCTACACCGGGGATGGATCACACCCTACCTGGACGAAGACGGGTCGGTACTGGGCAACACCAGCTACCGACTGCCGTTGATGCGCAAGCTGATGTTCACCGAGAACGAGGACACCGATACCCTCGACGGTGACGACAAGGCTGCGGTCGCGATCCAAGGCAAGGGTTGCTCGGTGGACGGCTCCATCGAGGCCGGCGGTCTGGATCTGATGACCATGTCGATTTTTACCGGCGCCCAGCTGGTCGAATCTGGTCTCGAGCCCAACCTGAAGCGCACGCTGCGGAAGCGCGGTAGTGACCAGCGCCCGTACTGGCGGGTCGATGCGCAGGTGATCTCCAACAGCGGCGGCGACAACGTCGCCCGGATCTACCGCTGCAGGGCCAACGGCAAGATCCAGATCGACATGCAGTACGGCACCTTCATGACACCGGTCATCGACTTCAAGGGCACCCCTTTGCCGTTCGACGACTCCGACTACGCCTACGACATCGATTTCAACCAGACCAAGACCACGTTGGGGTCGACGCCGACGCCGAACCCGTTGCCGACGGTGAACAACTTGACGGTTGGGACGATCGCCGCGACGACGGTGGACTTGTCGTGGACCGACATTCCGATCGCCGACAGCTTCAAGGTGCAGCAGTCGCCCACCGGTGCCGGAACGTGGACCGATGTCACGGCGCTCAACGGCGGCGAGCCGACCGACCCGTCCACGACGATCGAAGGACTGACTACGGCCACAGGCTACGACTTCCGGGTCGCCGCCGTGGTCAACGGGGTTGTCGGCGAATACAGCTCGCTGGTGACAGCCACCACCCTGTAGCCGCAACAGCATCAAGTACCGGAGCCCTAGGAGGCCGACATGTCCGACATGTCCACACCGATGCAAGCCCAGCAGCCCTACCAGGCGATCCCGACAGTCACGCCGGTCGCCAAGGCGTGCACACTGCCCCCGCCAGGGTGGGTGTGTTCGAGGGAAGCTGGGCACGCGCCGCCGTGCGCGGCATCGCAGGACAGCACAGAGCCGCCGGCGCCGTCTCCCGAACAAGGGGCGGCGCCGGCGGCTCCCTCCGCGTCTGAACGAGCTCAGGAGCAGCTGAAGGCCGGAACCTCCGTCACCGTCGACCAGGGCGCGCCGTATTGGCTACCGCGCAACATCGAAGCCGATCTGGACCTGCCCAGCGGCGGCCGTGTGCGTTACCGCAAGATCCGTGACGGCAGCGAACTCGAACTGGATCTTGTCGAGCTGCTGGACGGGTTCACCCCCGAAATGGTGGTATCAGCCCAAGGCGACGACCGGGTCGAGATGACCCGGGCGATCGCCAACAAAGAGAACCGTGCCAAGATTTTCGACCCGATCGACCGGGTTGTGGTCGCCGCGGTGGTGTGCCCGCGGATCGTTGCGTCGGGGCCCAGCACTGATGAGCAAATCAACGTCAAGGACGTCGACCTGACCGACCGGATAGTGATCTTCCAGGCTGCTTTTGGAGAGCAGCTCGCCAAGCTCAAAAGTGTATTCGGCGAACCGCAGGAGGGCCTACGAGATCTACAAGCAGGCCAAGGACCTCGGACAGAGGCCCAGTGATGTCGCGTTTTTCGGCGATTCGGTTGGGCCGCTGTTCCTGCGCTACTTCGACCGCGGTATCTGGGCTTTCGGGGAGGAAGTCGGCAGGCGCATCAATGAGGCCGGGCGCAGCGAAAACCCGGTCCTGGCCCGGGCGCAGCGCGAGCTGGAATGGGAGCGCCTGATGGGGGATGGCTTGCCGACGACTGTTTTCGCCGAGCCGAGCCCCGCTGAAGACGATTCGGATGACTTCGATGAGGACGACGAAGTGCTGCTCGGCGACGAGGATGTTGTAGGTCTCGGCTAGATGCCCGACTACAACCTGGGCCGCGCCCACGGCAAGATCGAAATCGACTACAACGGCTCGGGCGCTGATGAGGCCGCCCGGGATCTTGACAGGGTAGCGAAATCGTCGGCCGATGCCGATTCGTCGCTGACGAAAACCAGTCGCACGCTGAAGGATACCGACCGGGATTTCGATTCAGCCGGTAACTCGGCGCACGGCTACAGTGTGAGGCTCCATGAGGTCCGCGACGCCAGCGAGGATGTCGACCGGGCAGAGAAGGAACTTCACCGGACACTGCTGGACAGCAGGGCGTCGCTGGAGGATGTGCGGCGGGCCACCGAAGATCTTGACGAGGCTCACCGCCGGCATGCGCGGGCGACTGAGGCTGCCCGGGCGGCGCACCGGGCGCTGGCCAGTGAACTGACCGTTGGCCAGCGGGTAATGCGTGGCCTGGCTGATCTGGTCCCGAACATGGAAAGTCGGCTCACGCAGTTGGGGCGCGTGCAGCAGGACGTGTCGCAGAAGTCGAACACTTTGGCCAAAGGGTTGGGTGCGGCGGCCAGGGCGGTCGCCCTGTTGGGTCCGGAAGGTCGGGCTGCTGCGGGCGGGCTTGAGATTTTGTCGAAGGGCTTCGACAAAGCGGGTTCTTCGGCGTCGGCGGGCAGCAGCCATATCGCCGGATTCTTCAAGCAGATCGCCGGATTCGAGGCGGCGTTCGGCAAGATCGCGGGCGTATCGCTGGGTGTTCCGTCGCTGGGCGGTCTGGTGGGCCTGGGTGGGGCGTCGGTGTTGCAGGGCGTGGTCGATGTCGCTGACGCGGTGCGTCAGCTGTCGGGGGTGTTGGGGTTGCTGCCCGCGACGGTCGCCGGTGTCGGGTTCTCAATGGGCACGCTCAAGATCGCGTTGCACGGTGTCGGGGATGCCCTCAAGGACATGATGGCCGATGACCCCAAGAAGTTCCTCGAGGACATCGCGAATATGGGTCCGCTGGCGGCGCAGTCGATGCTGCAGGTCGCGCAGTTCCGGGACCAGTTCAAACTTGCGGGTGGGGCGATACAGGAGTCGTTTTTCGCTAAGGTTGCCGCGGATATTGTTCCGCTGATCCAGACTTGGCTGCCTGCATTGACGTCGTCGATGTCTCGGGTTGCGGGGATTTTCGGTACGTTCGCTGATCATCTGGCGAAGACGCTGATGACACCGCAGGCGATGCAGGTGTTTGAGACGTTTATCGACAACATCAGCGCGGGGTTGCAGTCGATGCTGCCGGCGATCACCCCGTTGGCGAATATCTTCGCGAAACTCACGGTCGAGGGGTCGTCGTTCTTCGCCGAGATCGGCGGCCACATCACTCACTCTCTGCAGTATTTCGACCAGCTACTGGAGAAGGCTCACGCGTCGGGAGCGTTGCACGACTGGATTCAGACCGGCATCAACGCCTTTGGGCATCTTGTCAATGCGGTATCGCAGTTTGGGGAGTCGTTTTCGCGGATCATGACGGTCGCCGACAAGTTCGGTGGCGGTGGCCTGCTGGGCTGGCTGGACAAGCTGGGCCAGCAGCTCAACGTGTGGACGCAGAGCGCCGAGGGGCAGAAGACGCTGACGGAGTTCTTCTCGACGCTGCGTACGGCGACGGATGCGTTTCTGCCGATGCTGAAGCCGTTGACTGAAGGGTTGATGTCGATCGGTCAGGCGTTCGTGCAGTTGGGTGTCGCGACGGCGCCTGGCTGGCAGACGTTCTTCGACACGTTCGCGTCGACGATGGCCGAGCTGGGTCCGCAGATGTCAGGTATGGCGCCAGCGCTGAATACGTTCTTGACGGGACTGGCACATGCGTTCAGCGAGTTGATGGCGCAGTTGGGGCCGCAGCTTCCCGAGATCTTCATGAACTTGGCTCGCGCGTTTGTGGCGCTGCTGCCGCAAATCCCGCCGCTGGTACAGATATTCACACAGCTGATCGAGCATGTGGGGCCACAGTTGCCGAAGTTGTTCGGCGAGGTGGCCGATCTGATCGAAGCGCTTATTCCGTTGATGCCGACCATTGTCGGTCTTGTCCGGGATTTCGTTTCCGTCATCACGTTGTTGGTCGAGAGCGGCCCGGGTGTGATCAAGTTTTTCGAAGGCGTACTGGCAGCGATGGGCGACTTTTCGGGTATCGGACTGCTCGTCAAAGGTGCTATGGACCTGACCAACAAGGCGTTGGACGCCTTCCAGGGATTAGGGGAGAAGGGCGAGGGCTGGGGCAAGAGTCTCATCAACGGGTTGACCCGGGGCATGCTGGACGCCACTGGTCTGGGTCAGGTCTGGAACGCGACAAAGAGAATTGTCGACGGGGTCGCGTCGTGGTTCCAGCACTCTCCAGCTAAACAGGGCCCGTTCAGCGGTGACGGGTACACGCTGATCCGCGGCCAGAAGATGGTGCAGGACATGGCGGCCGGCATGATGGCTGCACAGCCTGCGATCGCTTCTGCTGCGGCGTCGACGGCGGCCGCGGCAAGCGGGGGGCTGGGTGGAGGCCGGGCGCCGCTGCCCGGCGGGCTGGAAACTGCCGGCGGCGCCCTGCTTCCCGACAACATCGCCGGCGCCGACAACAGCATCCTCGACGCCTACCTGCGCCACCAGTTCCCCGACAATCGCGGGCTCAAGGGCTTGGCGAAGGATCTGGGCAACCTGCTTTCGGTGTTCCAGAACGGGTTCAACCTGGCCTACCAGCAGGGGTTGCAGCCGCTGATGCAGGTGATGGGGATGCTGCCCGGGGCCAACGCGCAGACGTGGCGCAAGATCCCGGCGGCGCAGTTCGCGGCGCAGCAGCAGGCGGATCTGCAGCGGCAGGCGTTGCAGGACGCGAACAAGGGGCCGAGCTGGCGTGATGTGCTGGGCGCGGGCGCGTCCGGCGCGGGCGGGCAGCAGCAGACCCCGCTTGGGCTGTCGGCGAGCTCGAGTAAAGAGCAGATCCAGCAGGCCATCATTGCGGCCGGCCGGGCCCGCGGTCTCAGCGACGCCGACATTCAGACTGCGCTGGCGGTCGCGGCCGCCGAGAGCGGTTTCAACCCGACGATCTCCGGTGGTGTGCAGGGCAGCGCGGGTCTGGTGTCGGGCCTGTATCAGCAGTCGCCGAGTTCGGGCTGGGGGACTTTGGATCAGGTCAACGATCCGAACTATGCGATCAACGCGTTCTACAACGCATTCGTGAAGCAGCTGGAGAAGAATCCGACGAATCCGCTGCTGGCCGCGGTGCTCACCCAGAACCCGCAGTTGGGCGGCGGGGCGCAGGGCTCGGACTATTGGAATGCGGTCAGCAACAAGCTGGGGTTGGCCGGGCAGATCCTGCAGCAGTTCGGTCCGGGTGTGAAGGGCCCGTCTTGGCAGCAGGTCACTGGTGGCGGTGGTGTGCCGACCACGGGGATCGCGTTGCCGCCGGGAACGAAGGTCGGCCACGATGGTTCGATCTCGGTGCCGCCTGGTACGCCGCTGCCGAGTTCTGGGATCGGGCTCAACGCCGCGTCGCGGGCCGGCCAGGTTCCCAATGCCCCGAATGTTGAGGCCGGCATCAAGGCTATCGGCGGTCTGCCGACGCTGTACCCGACGAGCGGGCCCGGGGCGTATCAGGTGCCGGCGTGGGCGCAGCAGCTTGCCGCCGCGTTCGGGTTGACGGCATCGACGTATGCCAGCGGCGGCAGTCTGCACCAGATGGGTTTCGCGTTCGACTTCAACGGTCCCGCGGCCGGCAGGGAGGCTCTCGCACAGTTCATCTCGTCGAACCTCGCATCGCAGACGCTTCAGCTGATCTACCGCGGTTCGCGCGACTACGGCATCGCCAGCGGACAGACGGTAGGCCCGGGCTATTACGGCGGCGACCTACCGGGTCACACTGATCACGTTCACTGGGCGACGGATGTGCCGCCGGTGATGCTGACCTCCGACGGCAAGGTCATCCCCGTGCAGGGCGTGCTGCCGGGTGCCGGCGGGTTGGGTTCGTCGGCTGGCCGCACCAGCGGGGGACTGGTGCTGCCGTCGGGTAAGACGGTGGACCAGCTGCTGGACAGTAGCAACCTGTCGGCTAATGACCGGCTGCTGCAGTCCTTTCTGGCGGGCAACCCGGACCTTGCAGCCCAGATCGGCGCTGCCCGTACGCCGGGCGCATCTGATGCGACGGTGCTGCAGGCGTTGACCGGGATTGACACCACGATCTCTGGGTTGAAGGCGCAGGATGCGATTGGTAACGAGAACACGATCCGGGCGTTGCAGGCGACTCAGAGTCAGATTGCGCAGTCGACTGGGTTCGCCCAGGGGCCGACGTCATTCTCTCAGGGCTTGCAGGTTGCGCAGGCGCTCGGTGGTGGGGCGGCGAACGCGATCACCGGTGTGATCCAGGCGATTCAGGGTGGTTTGGATTCGCTTACGGCGACTCAAGACATCGCTGACCGGCTCGTTTACGGTGTGCGCAACACCGAGGACATCAACGCGATCGTCGATGACATGCAGAAGTACATCACGTTCGCCGCCCAGATCGCCTCGGCGACGGGCAGCATCCTGCAGTCGATCGGGTCGGTGATCTCGGTCGCCGGCCAGGGGGCGGCATCGGCCGGTTCGGGGCCGACGGGCGGTGACCCGGGCGCCGCGGTGGCCGCGGTCGGCCAGGCCTTCGAGCTGGCCGGCATGATCTCCCAGCTCGTGTCAGGCGCCCTGCAGGCCGTCAACGCCGCCATCGACTTCAGCCAGCAGGCCTACCATGTTGCCGGCACCTACTTTGGGCGGCTGCTGTCGAATCTGGTGGCCGGCCCCGGCGGCACACCGCTGATGGGTGACGTTCGATTCCTGCTCAACACCAACACCGGACAACTGCTGTCCTACAGCCGCGACAATCCCGGCAACCAGAACGCGCTCGCCGTACCCGGGCTCCTCAACGCCGCCTACGGGTACGGGGGCGGCAACCCCAACCCGCAAGTCAATCAGCAACTCAACGTCTATGCCGGGCCCGGCCAGCCGGCGGGGGAGATGCTTCGGGAGGTGGTGTGGATGGTCAACACGAGCGGCACCACAGGTGCACTAGCCCCGTCGAACTTCTGATGGTCACCCGCAACCTTCGCCCCTTCCAATACCAGCTGGGAGACCTGGTTTTCGGCGCCTACACCCAATACCCGGTGTTCGGGGTCAAACCGCAGTCCTACAACGTGAAGGACCAGGACTTCCAGGTTCCGCTGGCAGATGAGACCCGCATGGGCCAGGACACCCTGCAGGGGACGCCGATCACCTTCACGATCGGGGTGAAGGACAACGCCCCGGTCAGCTACATCGCCGGCATCCTTCCCGCCGATCTGGTGTTGAAGTCGTCGAGGCTGCTGACCGCGCTGCAGAAGGAATGGAAAGCCGACGATGTGCGTAAGCAGTGGGGCGAGCTCAAGCCGCTGATCTTCTGCGACGGATACGGGTCGACGCGCCGAATCTACGGCCGCCCAAGGAAATTCGACTACACCCGAAAGACACAGACGTCGCAGTTCCACAAGGTGACCGCCGAGTATGCGCGCATCGACACCCTGTCCTACGACGATACCGAGACGGTGGTGTCGCTGATCAACGACGCCGAGCCCGTCTACTACACGCGTGCTGGTGGGGACGCGCAAGCCTGGTACCGGATCCTGCTGTATGGGCCGATGCACAACCCGGTCATCGACGTCGGCGTCGACAACTTCATTTTCAACGGCGACATCTTGGCCGGGGACTTCGTCGAGATCAGCTCCTACCCGTGGCAGCGGCGCGTCATCAGCAATCACGGAATCAACTTGCGCACCAAGCTGATCGGCAACACCAAGTACCTGGACCAGCCGAAACTTCCGCCGAACACATCGATCCCAATGTCCTGGTCGGCCACCCTGACCGGCGTTGACAGCAAGTGCCTCGTGGTGTGGCGCGACGCCTACCACATCTTCTGAGGGAGCTGCACCTGATGAGCAAAGAACAAGTCGAAGCCGTATTGAAATCCCTTGAGGTAAAAGGGCTAATGCGCCAGACGTCTGAAGGACTCTGGGAACCTACCGATTTAGGCAGGCTGGTAGCCCACAACACAGGTGGTCGAAACTAATGCCGCTTTCTGATGCCGCCATGCTGGTCGGCGCCAACGCGATCCGCCTGGCCCTGGGCGGGGCGAAAGCCCACACCGATAACCCGGGCACCGGTGGGGCCGCCAACGCGTCCAGCGCAGCCATGGTCGTACCCGCATGGACAACGCCCGACGCGGACGGAGACTTCGACCTGGCCGCCAACCTCAACTTCTCCGGCGGAACACCCAACGGGCCATGCACATGGGTGTCGCTGTGGTCCAACACAACCGGATCCGGCATCTGGTACGGCAACTTCGAGCTATCCGGTGATCTCACCTTCGACGCCACCGGGTCCATCGCCATCACATCCCTCGCACTGAACGGATCCTCGAGCTAGCCGATGGCCACAGCCACAGCGTCCGGCACATACGGGTGGGCCGGCACCGCTGTCGCGGTGCGCCCCTCCCACGCATCCGCATCGGGAACCTTCGAATGGGCCGCCACCGCGGTGGCGCTGAGCCCCAAGACCGCCACCGCGTCCGGCGGCTTCGATTGGAGCCTGCGCCGGGCGACCGCCGACAACGGCGAATACATCATCGACCCGCCGCGCTGGCGTGTCATCGTGCAGGAAATCCGCAGCGGCCAGATCGTCATCCCCGACCTGACCGTCACCAACCTGGTCCACCAGCGCGCCCTGTCGGCGCCGGCCGACATCCAATGCGACGTCGACTTCCACGACGACTCAGTTGCCGGCGTCGTCTTCAAGCCGTGGGGCCACCTCATCCACATCGAACGGGTCATGCTCGGCAAGCGCCGCGTCTGGATCAGCGCGATCGTGCAGCCATCCGAGATCGACGAAAAGACCGGCATCCTGCACCTGAAAGCCAAAGGCTTCTCCTGCTACCCGAAGAAAACCCCGTGGCTTGAGGACATCAACTGGCTCGCCAACGATGTGTTCCGGCCGGTGGTCGCGATCTGGGACCACATTCAACACGACTTCCCCAACGGTGACCTCGGCGTCGAAGTATTCCCGCAAACCTCCGGTGTGATCCAGCTGCCCGGGTACGCGTTCGACGGAGACCTGTTGAACCTCAACTTTTTCGCCACATTCATACGGGCGCAAGACAAGCTGGATTGCGGCGACTACATCGACGCCCTGGCGCGCGATACTCCATTCGACTACGCCGAACGCTCGCAGTGGAACGCAGCCCGCACCAATGTGGTCAAGAAGATCGAGCTCGGCTATCCCCGCCTTGGTCTGATCCAGACCAACCTGGCGTTCGTCATCAACGAGAACGTCCTATCGGCCAAGCCGCACATCGAAACCCAGATCGATTGGATCAGCGACGTCGGGGTGTCGGGCTGGTTCCCCGGCATGGAGGCCTCCTACGAGCTGGCCAACGCCGACCCGGACCGGCTACGCCGATACCTCGACGAGACAGACGGGTTCATCGACTCCAACGAACGCGCCGCGTCCTGGGCGCACAAGCGGCTGGCGCGCCGCCAGACCCCGGCGTATTGGGAAGAGATCACCGTCGACATGAACCATCCGAACGCCCCGTTCGGATCCTACGACGTCGGCGACACGATCACGGTATCCGGATTCATGCCCTGGGTCGGCGATATTGCGCTGGCGCACAAGATCATTGCGATCGGCATCGATGACACCAAAAACATCTGCAAGCTCACGCTCAAGGCAGAAGGCGCGTTCAACTACGATCCAATCTTCTTCCCCAGCGGTGTGTCCAACATCGTCGGCAACCCCGGCTTCGACTTCAACCTGACCGGCTGGACCGCCAGCGGCGGGGGATGGTCCCACGACGCCGGCCAGGGCGCGAACCGGCTCGGCTCGGCCACCGTCGTCGCCGACGGCGGCGACCACTACCTGATAACGCAGCCGTTCGGGCTCAGCCCATTCCAGATCTTCCCCGTGCGGGCGTCGGTGAAATGCTCCAACGCCGTCTCGTCCGGGGCCGCTGTGCAGGTGTTCGCCCAGTTCTACGACGATGACCTGACGCCGACCCAGGCGTTCATGGTGGGCAGCGTGAGCCCGCGCGGCATGGTGCCGTGGACCAGGCTGGGCGGCAAGCTGATCGCGATCCCGCCGAACACGCGCTGCGCGTTGGGCCTGTATGTCGGTGCCGGCATGACGGCCGGCCAGGTGTGGTTCGACGACGCGGAGATGGTGCTGTGAGCCCGCCCGGGTTCGGCGGCGCTCCCTACAGCTCACCGCAGGAGCGGACGCTGACGGCGATCACCGACGGCCGCGAGCAGACGCCGAAGAGCGCCGAGGAAATCTCGCGGATGCTGCAGACGCAGCAGGCTCAGATCCGGTTCCTGGCCAGCAATCAGAAGCAGATGCAAAAGGGCATCAACGAGGCGACCCAGAACCCGATCCAGCAGTTGCAGCAGTTCATCTCCGATCTGGTCGTGTTGTTCGGTGGCGGCCAGCTGGCCCAGGGTGTGCTCGACTTCGGCGACCTGACCTACATCCTGCCCGCGCTGGGCGCACTGTTCGGGTTCGGTGACGGGCCGTTCCCCTTGAACTTGATCGCGGCGGCCGAGAAGTTCTTCTTCGGCTACGTGGTGCCCACGCAGGCATGGACCGACTTGTTGAACCATTTCATCGGCACGTGGCTTGAGGCGTTCGGTATAGACGAGAAGTTCGTCGCCGACGTCAAGGATCTGGTCACCGCGGTGGGCGAGCTGTTCGACGGTGTTACCGGGCTGTTGCCGAACGTCAACGAGTTCTTCGGCGCGTTGGGTATCACCGCGGCCGGCTTGGGTCCGCTGGGTTTGGCGTTGGCGCCGATCATCAAGCTGTTCGAGGCGATCGACATCAAGAAGTTCGGCAACGCGGTCGAGTTCATCACCGACGCGATCGATCCGTGGATCGTGCAGTTGACGTCGATCATCAACTTCACCAACGCTGTGCTGCACATTTTGGGATCGGGCGAGGATGTCCTGAACTCCCCGCTGCCGCAGCTTACCGCCCCGTGGGCGAACCTGATCAAGTTCCTCGGCGGCATCAACTTCGCTATCGCGAACTTCAATCCTCTGGCCGCGGCGCAGCAGTTCATTGGGCGGCTGCTGATCCCGCTGGGCGGTATCAGCGAGGTGCAGCCGGACCTGCAGCTGGATTCGAGCTTCGACGAGTCGTCTTCGATCGCCGAGGATTCGCCGGCGTGGGCGCCGCAAGACTTGGATCCGCTGGTCGACTACCCGGAAGGCTGGCTGTGGGATCTGGTTGGGCGCAATGCGCCCGGCTCGGCCACCGTGGACTGCGACGGCGCCAATCATGCGCTGCTGGGCACCGAGATCCCTGTGGTGGAGGGGCAGACGTTCGCCCCCGAGTGCTGGCTGACGTGGTCGGGGGTGGCCGCGGCGGGGTCAACGTTCAGGCTCCAGGTGATGACCGACGGCGGGTCTGCCACCGACATTGCGGCGGTGTCCTCGCCCGCGGCGTCGGCAGGCTGGACGCACCTGTCGGGCACTTACAACGTGCCGGCCGGGGTGGCGACAATCCGCACACGGCTTTACGTCAGCGGCAACGCCACCGCCGGCCAGGTCTGGTTCGACGACGCCCCGATACGCCGCACCAACCTGATGCAGAAAGGTTTCATCCAGGGCCTCGTCGACGACTTGACCGAGTTGTTCGGCAACTTCGCGGCGATGATCGACGGCATCCTGGGTACCGGGCACACCTTCAGCGACCTGGTGACCTTCATCGCGTCCGGGCTGTCGCTGGCGGCTGAGGCGGCCGACAACTTCACCGCCCTTCTGTCGGGGCTGAGCCTGGCCAACATCACGTCTTTGGTGTCGTTCCTGGACACCGCGAGCAGCAACGCTGTGGACGCGATTGGCGCGCTCGGCGATTTGGTGGCGAACGCGCTCGAGGTCGACGCCGCCGGGGTCGGCACGCTCATCGCCAGCTTGTTGACGATGCTCACCCAGATCAGCGACATCTTCAACGGGTCGGCTGTGACACCGGTCAACACTGTGGTGCAACAGATCAAAGACTGGTGGGCGGCGACAGGCGCAGTTCTACCGGCTGCGATCACTAATGCTGGTGCTGCTGTTGGGGATATCGCCGACATCATCAGCAATGCTGCTCAGTCGACGGCGGCGCAGGTGGGTGCCGCGCTTGCCGGCGCGGTGGACGGTATCGACGATGTGGTCAACAACGCGATCGGCGGCGCGAGCGCGGTGGCCACAGCCTTCGGGACGGCCGTGCAGGGCGCGTGGAACACGATCGTCAACGCCTGGATACCCGGCTTCGGGGAGACCGCGGCGACGCCGGCAACAGTGGCTACCGCCGCCGCGAACTCCGCTAGCACGGTGAGTCAGCACTCGGCCGACATCTCCGCTATCCAGTCCGCTCTGGCGTCGGCTAACAGCGGATCGGTCGGTGACCTGAACGCGGTGATCGAGATCGACCCCGAAGGCTCATTGCCGGCCGAATTCGACGACGAGGGCACCATCACAATAGATGGCAAAGATTGGTCTATTGCTGAATACAATGTTGCTGATACGCCAACCGACGAACAAATTGTTACCGATGTACCCATCGCCGAGGGCGCCATAGTCATACTACGAAAAGCCCCCGGATCCAACACGTTTGTTTATTGCCGAATAAACCCTGTCGGATGGGTCATGTACGCCGTTGTAGCCGGAACAGTTACGCTAGTTGATAGCGACAGCTGGTCATACACTTCGTTGTCTGGTAAGGCCGTTTCGGTCGCTGTTGGTGCCGATGACTACAATTTCGTACTGTCTATCAACGGGGTCACCAAGAGCGAAATCGTGGACTCAACCCCACATTCAGAGAAGGGCTCTGGATACCGAGCCGCTGGCTACGCGGAAGTAAATGACGATCCGCCATTCGATATCGGCCTCCCCGGCCGCTTCACCCAGTGGGGCGTCTACGGTCCTGGTGTCACCCCCGGCGGTTGGTCACTGTTGCCTGACAATCCGAACACGGCCACCGAGCAGTACTGGCCGACCGACGCGTCGCTGATCCTGCGCGGGAACACGGACCTGGAATGGGAACGTCGCGGCCCCATATACCCGTTCACCGCGGTACCGGACACGGGATGGTCGTCGGTAAACGCCGGGTCAAGCACGTTCACCGCTGAGGCGGATTCGATGGTGCTGTCGTCGCCCAGCGACGTCTCAAGCAACTATCGCCTCCGGGTGCGCACGCTTTCCCCCGCCTCAAACTATGCAATCGAGTTCTACCTCGACATGACCGCGATCGACATCAACAGCGGTGATGCCTGGGCGATGGGCGCCGTGCTGCGCGAATCGTCGAGTGGCAAGTTCCTGACCTTCGAGCAAATCGTATCCAGCGGATCGTTCCCCAATGGCTCAGTATTGCGCGCCGGTAAATGGAACGGGTATACCAGCTTCAACTCGGCATACAGAAGTCGATATGTGCAATTCCTGAGTCACGGGGTGCCGCATCTATTCCGATTCAGGGATGACGGAACCTACCGTTATTTCGAATACTCCTATGATGGTCGAACATGGCTTGAATTCCACAAAGTCGGGCGCACCGACTTTTGCACGCCCGACCAATTCGGTCTAGGAGTTTTCAACCTGGCTACTGGGAATATTGCCAGCCTGGGCATTAGGTCACTGCGAATTGATTAAGGAATCCATAAGATGGGCATAATCGACGTGGGCCGGATTACCCCGCGCCAATACCGGGCAGTCCAGGTAGTTGACGCCAACGCTGCCGAGGTGATGGGACTGGCGAAGGCGCTCAAGGAAACCGGCCGATTCAATGCCGAAGCCAAGCTCATCGACCTCGACAGCGGGGGCACCGGCTGGCGGGTGTTCCTGCGTACACGCAAGGGCGAAACGGACATGGTGGCCGAGCCGGGCTACTGGATCGTGTTCTCTGATGACTTGCAGGACGTGCAGGTGCTCACGGGACCCGCGGCGGTCGCGGCTTGGCATCAGGACGTTCCACTGCAATGGGATTCACAGGTCACGGTTAGCACCAGCATGGACGGGACCGCTGAAATCGCCGTGGCGCAACCAACGTCGATGAGCGGACCATTCACCTACGCTGCCACCCTCGACGGGCAGCCAGTCGAAATCGAACCCGCTGTGACACTGGTCAAATCGCCCGGTCCGAAGGTTGAAGGCATGATCCTCGGGGCCAGTGTCACCCACACCGCTACTGGCTTAGAGCCCGGCAGTGAGCACACCGCGGTCGTCAGCGTCACAGACGGCTACGGCCAGACCGCCAGCAGTGACCCGGTCACGTTCTCGATGCCGGAACCGGATCCAGTACCGCCAACTGAACCAGGGGCAGGAGATGCCGCGCCCGCCTGACGAGTGGCAACCATGCGCTCGTTGTCTTGTGTGCGGTGCGCCGGCCGCTGATCACATCCCACTCAGGTATCCGCTGCGCGCCTGGCTCCTGCACATGCTGCCCGCGCGCCTCTGCAGGGTTCTGCGGCCGCGACGGCGATGAAACTCACTGTCGCCGAATTCCTGCTCATGACGGGATTCGTCGGAACAGCGCTGCTCGCAATCGGATTCATCATCGGCGAAATCGCCGCCAAAATCCACCACGACCACAAGAAGGGGCGCTGATAGATGGGTGTCATTCCGTTCCCTAGTCCTCAGTCGGAACCCAAGTCAACGCCCGACGTTGCGACTCAGGGCGCGTCCGTCGTCGACGCGCTGATCCGCTCACCGCTCGGCGAAAAGACCGTTGGGGAGGCTTTCGCCGGCCTCGCACAGATGCGCATCAAAGACGTTCTGCGCGAGGTCTTCACTGTGGACGACGAGGCGAACTGATGAGTTACGGCCTGCCCACCGGAACCAACATCAACTACGGGCAGCCAGGATTCCCCGACTGGGTCTACCAGCTGGGAGCAGCCTTCAACCTCCGCGCCTCCACCTATCCGGGGCACCAGGAATCAGACCGCGTCGAAGCCGGGTACGCACGCAACCCCAATCGCCAGAACCGGGGTATCGACTGGGCCGGGGCAGTGCCGGACATGGACCGCTTCGCCGAATATCTGCTCTCCACGCGCGGCTCATTGGAGCAGGTGATCTGGCAGAACCCCGCCACCGGAGCCCGCATCGGCGTCGCAGGCGGCAAAGACGTCACCCAGACCGCCTACTACGCCGCCGACTACTCCGGCCACACCGACCACGTCCACACCCGACAGAGCGAGGCCATCCCCATGCCCGATGCACCGCCGAAAGACACGCTATTTGCCGACGTCTCCGAATGGCAAGTGCCCGTGGACGACTCCTACCCATACCCGGTGTTGTCGATCCGCGTCAGCGACGGCTCGTACCAAGATCGCAACTTCGCCCGGAACTACACGTGGATGCGCGCCGCGCTGAACTCCGGGAAGCTGACATTCGGAATCGTCTACACCTACGTTCGCCCCCAGACCTGGCAGTCGAACGCCGCCACCGTCAAGCAAATGATCGACGCTGCGGGCGGCCTGCACCCCCGCGTCGCGCTCATGCTCGACATCGAGAGCGGGGGCAACCCGCCCGGCGATCAGTCTGGCGGCATCAACGCCCTCTACTCCGCGTTGGCCGACTACACCGGCGACCCAGCCCGAATCATCGGATACGGCAACGTGAGCGACCTCAACGGCATGTGGCGCACCAAACCGCCCGGCATCCGACTCATTGTCGCCGGATACGGCCGACTCCCCACGTATCCGGGAATGGTCGCCCACCAGTACACCGACGGCCAGGGCTACGGCGGTGGGCTCCCTGAAGGATGCCCCCCGTTCGGCAACTGCGACATGAACGCCGCCAACGGCCTCACACCAGCGGAATTCGCCGCTGCCTGCGGAATCAGTGGTGACCTGCAGCCCGAACCGGACCCGGAGCCCGGCCCGCCCCCGGCCGGACCCGTCCCCGTCGGACCCGCCGACGACCAACTCACCCTGCGCTGGCCATGCCTCGGCGACCAAACCCTCGTCGAAGCCGTCGCCGAGATCCGCGACGCCGTACTGGGCACCAACGACCGGAAGCGAGGCTGGTAATGCTCACCTGGCTCATCGACAAACTGCTCGACCGCCTCGAACCGCGCCTCGAAACACTGGTCCGGGCCGCGGTTGACGAAGCCGTCAACACCGCCGCCGACCGCATCGAAGCGGAATTCACCGAAGTCGCCAAACCGATCACCGCCCAGATCGCCAAGATAATCAGCGACGCCACCGACCTCATTCCCGGCTTTCTCAAAGGGCTGCGCTGATGGGCCGCCACCTGGCCCTGGTCTACCGCGGCACCGGCGGCATCATCGGCGAGGATTACGTGTCCCGCGTCTGCCAGCCCCTCGCCGACCTTGTGCAGGAAGAGAACCCGCCCTGGGCCGCCACCATGGGCGGGCTGCCCGTCGCGGCCGCCGGAGCCCCCAGCGACCCGTCGATGAACAAGGGCGCCGCCGACGCCCTGACAGCCAGCATCCCCATGATCGAGCGCGCCATCAGCGAGAACCCGCAGCGACGCATCATCATCGGCGGATACAGTGCAGGCGCCTACGTGGCCGCCCTGGTGCGCCGCTACGTCCAGCAACGCCACCCCGATAACTACCTGTGCTCGTTCAGCCTCGGAGACCCCACCCGGCCACCCGGAGGCGCCTACTACCCGTTCGACGCCTCGGTGCAGCCCGGCGGGCAAGGCATCGGTTCCTGGCACTACGGCGACGTCACCGACCCGCGGCATTGCTGGCTGTCGAATCACACCGCGCCACCGAACCTGGGGCCGGACATGTACGCGATCACTCCGCTCGGCGTCACCGGTGAGATCATGCAGGCCGCCTACGACATGGTCACCGACTTCAGCTTCTCCGACATTCTCACCGCCACTCGAGCGATCGTGCAGGCCGTCCCCAAGATCGCCGAAGACATGGGCATCGACGTGCCCGACGTCCTGGCCGCGCTCGCCGGCGGAATCCCCGGCTTGGCCGGCTACGGTATCCCGCTGCTGGTCGGCGCGCTGTCCGGGCTGATCGGATTCGGCAACAACGACACCCTCACCGGCACCGCGGCCGGGGCCGCCGCCGCCCGCATCGGACTCACCTTCCTGGCCGCCGGAACCGGCCCGCACATCCGCTACGAAGTCGACGAAGTCTGGCCCGGCCAAACCTACCTCGGCCTCGCGATCCAACACGTCCGCTACTGGGCCAGCACTGCGCAGCCCGACGCCGCGTAGTGCCCATTTCAGATGTGAACCGACCTTCAGTGTTTTCGGGTCGCTGACCAGCACATTCCTATCTACACGAAAGGCAGTGCCGCGTTATGCCGAAAAGCATCTTCACCAAGATCTTCTGGAAGGACACCATTGACCGCGCGGTCGCCGCCGGCGGCGCGGCGGCTGTAGCCGCATGGACCCTGGGCGCATTCAACGTCGTCCCCTCGGTCCCCGGATACGCAGTCCCCATCGCCTTCGCCTGCGGGGCCGGCCAGGACATTTTGCGATCACTCGCTTCATTGCGCGTAGACAACGGCACCGCCAGCCCATTGGCCGATGTTGTGGCCGCCGACCGCACCACCCAGCCGCGATGAACTGGCAAGAGCTGGCGCCCACGATCATCACGTGTGCCGGCGTCGTCCTCGCCGCGGCCGTCGGCGGCTGGTTCGGGCACCTCACAGCGAAGAAGAACGCCGAGAGCACCAACCGGGACGCCTTCACACGTGCGTACGAGGCGGCCAGCCTGAACTGGGCCCGCTACACCGATGCCGTGCAGAAGTGGTGCGAGAGTCAGTCCGTTGAGCTGAGCAAGCTCTCGGAGCGCCAAGAGAAGACCGATCTGGCTTTGCAAGCCGAGATTCTGGCGCGCCACAAGGCGGAGCGACTGTATGCCGTCGCCATCATCTATCTGCGACGCATCGCGAGCTGGTTCGCCGAGCACTGGCCAGGCGAGGAAATGCCACCTCCGCCACCGGAACTCGAACCAGACCTAGATCCATAAGGGGGAGGGCCGTGTGGTGAAGCTGCGTCCGTCCGACTGCTTCTGGATCGTCGTTCCGATCATCGCGGTTGTCTACAACGTGTTCCTGGCCGAAGAAGGCGACACGTTGTCGGAGGCTTGGGACCGATACCTGAAACGTTGGCCCTGGCTCAAGCATGTGATCCGTGTGGTTTCAAAGCACCTGGCGAATGAACTGGATCCGCGTGCTGATCCGATTGGCATCGGATTCGTGTTGATTCGCATGCTGTTTAGACGTAGCGGCGCTGTGACTGTGCTCGTCGTCGATGACTAGGTAACACCAAAGGTTCAGCCGTCCCCGGCTGTCTCGTCGAGCTACGCCCGTGGCTCCGAGACAACCGGGGCTTTTCGTCGTTTCCGAGTGCCCCAATTTCAATGCAGTGTGTCTGGGCAAAGGTTGTGTTGTGCGGCGTCGACGACGGCCGGGCCCCACACGTTCCAGATGCCCCATTGGTTTGCGGCAGCTTCTGGTGACATGCCGTTGCGGATCTGGGCGCAGATCTCGTAGCCCTTGCCGATGGCGGCCCCCGGGCCCGCGGGCATTGGGATACCGCGAGATTGCAGGTCTGCGACGTATGCGTCGTCGTCGGCGTGGGCCGGCGCTGCGGCGACGAGCGCCGCCGCGGACAGTGCTGCGATCGCTGCGGCGCGCCCTTTCATGAGCTTGGGCAGGCGGCGCGGTAGTCGGTGCACTGGCCGGGGGTTGGCTGTTGGGTTACCGGGGTGTACCCGTGTGGCCCCCACATGCCGGGTCGGCCGTCGACGGGGGACCAGTTGGTGCCGTTCTGCTGCACCCAGGGCGGGACACCGGAGCACGGGTCATACCAGTTGGGGGACTGGTACAAGCAGCCCGGCGGCGGGGTGTCAGCGGCGGCGACAGGCGGCGATGCAATGGCTGCGCCAGCGGCGAACACCGCGGCAACGAGTAGCTGCTTCAT